AGAATCATTCGCATTGAGAATGCAACTAAGAATCATTCGCAACCCATAGGTAAGGTCTCGCCCGGACACCGTGAGGCATCCGGGCTGACCCTTGGGTGAGGCTACTTGACGAAAGCGAGCTTGACTGGTGCGGCTTCCTTAGCCGGTGCCTTGGTTGGTCGGTCTTTCTTCGCAGTCACATGCTTGATCACGAGTTTCTGCTGGTAGCCGATGGACACCCGTACATCGGTGCCTTTCGGCAACCCGATGATCTCGCCTTTGACGGCTCCCCGGATGTTGATCCACTTCCCATCCAGGATATCCCCTTTCTTGTACTTTTCTTCGAGGGGATCGCCTTCGATGAAACTATCCAGAGGAACATCCAAAACAATCTGCACATTCTTGGTCATTGTTAGACCTCCTGTTTCCCGGTCGCCTGATTACGTCCGGTCCGGCTAGTATACTCGATCCGGATCCACCTCCGAATGTTTTTTTTGCATGGCTGGTATGCGTCAAATGCATGGCTAATTCTCTTGACTGTGACATTTTTGCAACTACCTCGTTCACCTTTTGTTCCTCTAGGTTTGTTCCCCATTTGTTCACCATTTGTTCCTCTAGGTTTGTTCCCGGTTTGTTCCCGGTTTGTTCTCTTAGGTTTGTTCTCGGTTTGTTCTCTAGGTCTGTTCTTCCTTTGTTCTTCTAGTATATATATATATAAATAGAATACGGGCGTGCGGGCGGGCGAGGGCTAACGAATGAACATGCCAACGATACAATTCCCGGAACAAAACGTGAACAAAACCAGAACAAAACGTGAACAAACCCGGAACAAACCATGAACAAGCTTATGAGAACATTACGTGAACAAATGATGAACAAGCTTATGGGAACAATCCGGGAACAAACAGGGAATATACCTATGAGAACAAACAGGGGTCGCCCTGTGATGACTAGGGGTCGCCCTGTGATGACCGGGAGAAAGCCGGAACAAGAGGGTTAACTCTTGGTTTATATAAATATCTTTCTAAGAGGAATTAAAACCCCCAATTCATCCCATAAAATCCCATTAAAACCCATGATCAAACACAGTCATAAAGTAAGTGATCACTTTACTTATCCAAAATTATAATAGGTTAATAAGAGGCAATACCCGTATAGGCCCAGAAATCGGCCAAAAAAGTTTCCGCTTGACTGTGACATTTCGGCCACACCGGGCCAAAAAACGGCGGAATCCTGCGGGTTTTTGCGGCGTTGACACCGGCGAGTTTTTGCGTCAGGGTTGGATCAGTTCCGGTTCAACCCCTTGTACATATGGAGATTAGATCATGGCAGCATATACGTATGTTAATGGCATTCGGATAACCTCCCTTTTTAACATCCAAAACAGGGAGGAAGGCTATTATGTACGGAAAGACGATACAGAAGTTTTTTGTACTGATTTCGACGAAGCATTGAAGTTAGCCAATATTATCGCTTTCCACAAAGACATGTTATATAAAGAACGTGAGAAAGCCTTTCTTACCTCTGTCATTAGAAAAAGTGAGGAATCGTCATGAAATTTAGGATCATCTTTAATTGTGAATCATGTGATGGAACCGGGGAGGAAATAATTATAGGCGGCGACATAGATCAGAATGGTCCGTATATTGTTGAAGAGGTTCTCAAATGCAGGGAATGCGGCGGACATGGGGAGGGTGGCATGTATACAGTCACTGATCTCTACGAGAATGTCGATGATGTGGAACGGGATTATCCCGAGTATAGAGCCATCATCCCTTTGGAGAATTCATTATGACGGAGACATGGGTGAAAGAGTATATTGAAACGGTATCCGCAGCGCCTTATGACGAAGATGAGGCCAGTACATTTATCAATGATATGCACACCTACTATGAAGAGGAGAAGCCTATGAAAAACATGTATTGGAAAACACAGATGAGCGTTGATAAACCTAAGACAAACACCATTCTGTCTATCATTATGCAAGACTGGCAAGGTTTAACCTACAAAACAGGTGAGCTTGTAGATGTTACGGTTACCGATATGGTAGAGCTATTGGGCGATCCTAATAGTAAGGATGACCCTGACAAGGTTAAAAACGGCTATTCATGGCGGCTCTTTGTTGATGAAAATCCTGTAGGAATATGGGATTGGAAGGGCTCGTCTGACCAAGATACTTGGTCGTTCTATGGCCATCCTGCTGATGTCGCCAAGTTATTCGGCGAAGATCATGTAAGGGCTAGATGAGATGGGGAGAGTAAAGGCTTGGCTAATGAGTATGGAAGATGATGCATGTGTGCTGACCCTAAAAGAATTTATAGAGAAATGGGGCAGGGCACACGCCACAATATGGTTTGAACAAAATGAAAAGATGGAGAATGAAAATGTCGTACATTGATTTAGAATTTGAGCCTATTGAAACCGAACTTTATACCTCAACCGGCGATGTCTGCCCTAATCACAAGGCACTCGTACATCCAAATGGCCATGTACTAGGCGTTGTCGGTCGGAGTTATAGGGTAATCTCCAATGAAGAACTTTTTGATAACATGTATCAAGCTATAGAGTCATCTATGAGTGACAAAGCTATTGCTACGATGGAAGTTATTGACAGCCAAGTTAGGAATTACGCCAAGACTTATAGAGAAATCCGATTTCCTGAAATCTCTAGGTCTATCGAAACGAGGACACACAAGACAGATGTGGGTTTCCGCATCATCGAGGAGAACTCATTTGATGGTTCAGGATCAGTCAGGGTTCTGCTAGGTTCGATAGACTACCATTGCACTAACGGAATGATCCATGGCCAGTATGATGTGTTTAAGAAAACCCACAAGGGGCACGCCCCTATTCCGAGTTTCGAAGGTATCTTCGTAAAGGCCCTAGAACAATATACGGACAAGATGGACTTATACCAGAAGTGGGCGTCTAAGTCTCTTACTGACTCCGCTGTCCATAACTTTGTATCAACTTTATTCCCGACGACGAAAAAGAATAGCAATGATCCGAAGTTTATCACCACTAAACCTTACTCGCTTATGGGTGATAATTTAATCAGGCAATACGAAAACGAGACATTTGTCCGGGGCAACAATGTTTGGGCAATGTATTCGGCCATGACATTCTACGCATCTCATGACAGTGAGATTTTCCCGCTTAACAAGATGTCCAAAGATCAGGACAACGACCAAGAACGATTGTCTCGACGTAGCGACAAGGTTACTTCTTGGCTAAACTCAGACGCATGGTCTGAACTAATCGCAGCGTGACAATCAATGGGGTTCCGGATTATATTCTGGAACCCCGTCTTTCATGGAGAAAAACGAATGACTTTTCTAGATATCTGGATGCTTGTTGTGGCTCTAAGCTTTGCTTTCTTTGTCATTTATATAGCTGGAAGCTAATAAAGGATAAGACAGATGACAACTCTGAAACTACTCAAAGAGAATATAGGCTCTGATCTAGGCAAGCCTAGTAAAATGCCGGGTTATTCATGGGGTATCTCTGCTGATCTATGTATAACTGGCGGCACATTGATCAAACTAGAGGGATCAGTGTGTGAGAACTGTTATGCTATGAAGGGGAACTATAGATACCCAAGTGTAACTAAATCCCATGCGAACAGGATTGCCGCATATAATAAAGATAATATTATCTGGCGGGAAGGCATGGTTGAGCTACTGCGTAAACGCATCCCCGATGATGCCCCTATTGTAGATAAGTACTTCCGTATCTTTGACGCCGGAGATATCCAAAGCGAACAGATGCTGATTGATTGGATATTTGTGGCCGAACAATTACCCGATATTAAATTTTGGCTACCCACAAAAGAATATCGGATCATTCGTAAGTTCAAGGGCGATATCCCAGATAACTTAATCATCCGAGTATCAAGCCCGAATATAAATCAGGAGCCGTTAAACTTTGCCCATACTTCCACGGTCCATGAGGAATCCCCATTTGGATTTGAGTGTGAGGCATATACCCGAGACCATAAGTGTGGATCATGTCGTGCCTGTTGGAATAAAGAAATTCCGAACGTGAGTTATCCAGAACAGTAAACAGGGAAGGGCATGGGGTAGCCTCTAAGCACATGAGTGCTACCCCCATAGCCCAGAGACCCTAAAACGCACCCACGATCAAATTTGAGGGGTTACCGTGGCTTTCTATCTTTTAGACACCAATCAAACCCATGTTATTACCGAAAAGCTAATCAATGTGGCCGAACATAGGTCAGCTAGGATTAAATCATCAAGACATGCCGCCGCCGTAACACGAAGGGGCGTCATCATATCGACCGGATGGAATAAACTTAAGTCACACCCTATGCAGGCAAGGTTTGCATCAGATGCTGGTAAACCTGAGAAGATATTCCTGCACGCAGAGACGGACGCCATAATCAAAACCATAAATAAACACGGCCCAGAAATATTATCAGGGTGTGAGATGTATATTATTAGGCTTACAAAAAATGGACGGCTTGCTAAATCTAAGCCTTGCATTAGTTGCCTTGGTTTGCTAAATCATTTTCAGATCAATCATGTATATCATACTTGAACTAGCCAATGAACTAGCCAATGAAAAGGAAATAAATGACTCTTAATAAACTCCCAATAGTAGGTCTTTCCCATATCGCCCATATGTATGGGAAGACACCAGAAGAAACCATCCTGTACTATGCCCGTGTATCCAACCCTAAGAATCAATCCAAGGATAATCCAAAGTTACTCACCTATCTAATCGAGAATGAACATTGGTCTCCATTTGAGATGGTCTCCATGTGTTTAGACATTGAGACAACACGGGACATAGCACGACAGATACTCAGGCATAGATCATTCTCATTCCAAGAATTTTCACAAAGATATTCAGAAGTAGACTTGAACTGGAACAGGAGATCGGCCCGGTTACAAGACAAAGAGAATAGACAGAACTCCCATGAGTTAGACCCTGACCTCCATGAACATCGGACATTATCCCAAGAGTGGGAATGGAAACAGTTTGATGTGATAGAGGCATCAGAGAGGGCATATAGGTGGGCTCTTGAAAAAGGAATAGCAAAAGAGCAAGCCCGTGCCATCCTCCCTGAAGGACTAATATCAACCCGACTGTATATGCATGGGACAATCAGAAGCTGGATTCATTACACCGATCTGAGAACCAAACCTGAGACACAAAAAGAACACCGGGCTGTCGCCCTTGAATGTCAGAGAATTCTTTTTGAAGTTTGTCCTAGTTTAAACAAGGAGTACTAAGAGTGACTAAGAGTGACTAAGAGTGACTAGGAATAAACCAATAATAAACAAGGATTAGCTAAGTCTTAGCTAGAGTCCTAGGATATACCCTAGTACCTCCCGGCCTCCTGACCCCAACCTAGCACACCGAAACCCCGGTGTCAACCCCAGAATTTCCTTGACACCGGGGTGAGGTCGGGGTAGAACCCCCAGACGAGACCAATGGACGCTTAGCTCAGTTGGATAGAGCAACAGCCTTCTAAGCTGTGGGTCAGTGGTTCGAGTCCACTAGCGTCCACCATATAATACAAACCATTACCGGAAGATTTCTGTAACTAAGGAGTATAAAATGGAAAAAGTAAGAAGGACTGAATTAAAATATGACGATGAGTTGGGGATAGACGTTACTATCCCTTACGAAACATGTGATTATATTGTATCTGAAACTATTAAAAGAAGTTTGAGAGATGAAATTTGGCTTAGAAAGAGGGGCTCAGCATATACCATGAAGAGACCAACATATACGGCCTTATTGCGTAGCCTTCAGTGGTACACCAATGATGTAGATTACAATCTGTTTAAAGCGGAGATCGAAGATGCAAGCTGAATTAGACAGCTTAGAAAAAAACATCATGAAGACATGGACTATACTGGAGGATCTCCATTCTGTACTTGAAAACACAGATGAGAACGGAAACTATACTGGGCAGATAGCTAACACAACATCATCAACTCTTATCAAATCAATCGTGGTTCTATATGCGGTACATTTTGAAGACCTCTTTAAATCATATGAGAAAATGGTTGATACTGTCAATTCTATTGAATGGACCCCGCCAACTGAAAAACACTGAGGATAGACAACATGTTAAAAGTGCTTGACTTATTCAGTGGGATAGGAGGATTTAGTCTTGGACTCGAAAAAACAGGGGGCTTTAAAACCACCGCCTTCTGCGAAATCAACCAGTATGCCTGCGCAGTCTTGCGAAAGCACTGGCCCGATGTCCCCCTCTATGAAGACGTCAGAGAACTTACCTCTGACCGACTCAAAGCAGACGGAGTTACCGTTGATGTCATCTGCGGGGGATTCCCCTGCCAAGACATCAGCACCGCAGGAAAAGGCGCAGGCCTTGCCGGAGAGCGAAGCGGGCTCTGGTCAGAAATCGCCCGTCTTGTTAGCGAACTACGACCTAGATACGTCCTTGTGGAGAACGTCTCAGCGCTGCGTACTCGGGGGTTATCAAGAGTTCTCGGAGACCTTTCCGAGATCGGGTATGATGCAGAATGGCATTGCATACCAGCTTCCTACATTGGCGCACCGCACCAAAGGGACCGGATATGGATTATGGCCTACAGCAGCAGCACGGGACTGGAAGGATACACCGGGGATGGCGAGGACTGCGGTGAACCCGGACGGTTCGGTACGAAAGCGGGTGGACCAGTTAGCAAGGGCAGTCTACTCTGCGGAGGACTCCCAAAAGGGAGATGGCCATCTGAACCCGACGTGGGTCGAGTGGCTCATGGGATACCCAACAGAGTGGACCGCCTTAAGTGCCTCGGAAATGCCCTCGTCCCGCAAATCCCCGAAATGATTGGACATGCAATAATCCACCAACTGGAACAGACTAATGCCTGAAGCTACATCATCTAGGTTTCTCAGACACACCTCATGTGAAGCATGTGGTAGCAGTGATGCTAATGCAGTGTACGAAGACACCTATTCTAATGGATCTCAGGCGAACAGAACATACTGTTTCTCCTGTGAAAAAACGGATATGAATATGAACCTAGACAACACAAATACCTATACCCATACTTCCTCTCCCTCCTACTCCACAGCCAGTAATGGCAATGGTCATGGCGGAAGAAAGGAATTCTCCGATATACCTGATCGTAAGATTACCAAGGACACAGCAAAAACTTTTGGTGTACTTGTATCCAAGGATACAAATGGTGAGATTACATCCCATGCCTATCCTTATTATGACAAAGACGGGCAGGAGATTGTAGCCTACAAGAAACGCATTTGCCTTGATAACCAAGGTAATGCTCAAAAGAATTTCACCATCCTTAATAATACAAAAAAAGCTGGATCATCCTTTGATCAAGCTTCGCTCTTTGGTCAGAACCTCTTCCCGCCTAGAGGTAAATTCATCACGATCACAGAGGGTGAGCTAGACTGTCTTGCAACCTATCAAATGCTGGGTAGCAAATGGCCTGTGGTCTCTCTTCGAACCGGCGCACAGGGTGCAGAGAAGGATATCAGGAAGAACCTAGATTTCTTTAATTCATATGAAAAGATTGTCCTCTGTCTTGACAATGATGAGCCCGGTAAAAAGTCGGCTCAGAAATTATCAGAGATCTTTGAGATCGGTAAGTGTCTTATCATGCCGATGTCCCGCAAAGATCCCTGCGAATACCTACAGAACAATGACACCACCACGTTTACCCGTGAATGGTGGAGGGCTAAACCGGTATCACCCGATGGCATTATTTCCGGTGAAGATATCTGGGAACTTGTATCAACTGAGCCTGAGAATAACTCCATCTCCTATCCATGGGAAGATCTGAATAAACTAACCTACGGAATCAGGCGTGGTGAGCTTGTTACAATTACAGCAGGATCAGGGATTGGTAAGAGTGCCATCCTCAGAGAAGTGATCTACCACATAATTCGAAACACAGAATCCCGTATTGGGGCGCTGTTCATGGAGGAGAGTGTACGACGAACAGCCCAAGGCATTATGTCGATTGATGCCAATAAGCAATTCCACCTACCTAATACCGTGTACACACAAGAAGAATTAAAATCATCTTTTGATAACACAGTAGGCTGCGGTCGAGTCTTTCTCTATGACCACTTCGGATCATCTGAGATTGATAACATAGTTAACCGCATCCGGTATATGGCCAAGGGTCTGGAGTGTGAGTATATATTCTTAGATCATATCTCCATCGTGGTCTCCTCACAGGAAAATGGAGACGAGAGAAAAGCCCTTGACGAAATTATGACCAAGCTTAGAATGCTTGTGCAGGAAACAAACATCGGGCTCTTTGTGGTATCCCACCTGAAGCGTCCACAAAATGGAGGAGGTCATGAACTTGGAGGGGTTACTACCCTTGCACAGTTAAGGGGATCGGCGGGTATAGCCCAGCTATCAGATATTGTTCTGGGACTCGAACGTAACTCACAGGATGATGATCCCACCATCCGAAACACAACCATCGTAAGGGTTCTAAAAAATAGATTCTCTGGTGAGACCGGACCTACATCACGACTACTCTGGAATAAAGAGACAGGCCGTCTCAATGAGACCTTTGAAGAACTCGAACAATTAGAGGAGACATTTTAAAAATGGTACAGGTAAATAAGAAAGCAATTGTAACCGGAGTGCGTGGCCAAGATGGGTACTATCTAACAGAATTACTCCTTAAAAAAGGATACATAGTTACAGGGGTAACCAGAAGACGGAGCGATAAAACAGAACCCCTCAGTCATGAGATGAAATACTTCCCTCATTATAAAGAGGTAGAAGGAGACATCTGTGATCCATCATTTATAATGAGCCTACTACAAGTTACAAAACCAGATGAGTTCTATAATCTCGCTGCCCAATCCCATGTTGGTCATTCATTCAAATGTCCTGATACAACCTTCGAGACAAACGCTACAGCAGTCTTGAATATACTTGAAGCGATTAGACTAACATCGCCTATGACTAAATTTTATCAGGCGTCAACATCTGAAATGTACGGTACAGTAAAGGAAGGGATAGCGACTGAGCTAACCCCGCTAAAGCCCTTCTCACCCTATGGTGTAGCCAAGACAGCAGCACATAATCTTGTGTCAGTTTATAGAGATTCCTATGATATCTGGGCTTGTTCTGGAATCCTCTTCAATCATGAGAGTGAGCGAAGGGGTCATGATTTTGTAACCAGAAAAATTACATCTTGGATTGCCTCAAATATTTCTAAGATTGAAACAGACCATCTTGACACGAAGCTCTTGCTTGGTAATATCAATTCAGTGAGGGATTGGGGATACGCCCCTGATTATGTTTATGGGATGTGGCTCATGCTTCAAGCCCAATCCCCCGATGATTATGTTTTGGCAACTGGGGAAACATACTCTATTAAAGATTTATTAAACGTGGCCTTTAATTATATCGGCGTCACTGATTGGACCCCATATGTAAAGCACAGCACTCCAGAAAACATACGACCAAAGGATGTGACTAGATTATGTGGATCACCTCGAAAGGCAAAGGAGTTACTCAATTGGGAACCGAAGGTTTCATTTCGGGAAATGATAGGAAGGATGATAGACCATGACATTGCCCAATTCAATAAGCCGCCACATACTAGACATTGAAACTGACAGTCTTAACCCTTCTAAAATATATTGCATCATAACAAAGAAGATAATTGAATGCCCCTATAATAATCAGATTACCTTTGATGATCATGAAGTATATACTTTTGAAGGGTCTCTTCAGCACCCATCCTTAAACGACTTCAGGAAAAAATATCGTTATGATTCTGAAACTATTTTTGTAGGTCATAACTTAATAGCGTTTGATATGCCTGTGATTAATAAACTTTTAAGGATGGATATTAAACTATCACAGATTGAAGACACCCTTCTCCTGTCACAGTTAGCTGAGCCCAGACGTGAAGGGGGACACTCCCTTAAAAACTGGGGCAACATTCTTAACTCAGAAAAGATTATGTTCAATGATTTTGAATCGGGCCTTTCTGAAAAGATGCTGACCTATTGTAAGCAAGACGTAGACCTGACGGGTAAAGTCTGGATGGCCCTTCAGAATAAAGAAATCCCGGAAAATGTTATCGAGACAGAGAAGAAAGTAAGACACATTATACATGAGCAGGAAAGGAATGGGTTCTGCCTTGACATGCCAAAGGTCATGGAGTTTTCATCTTATCTTAACGATAATGTAGGTAAGATAGAGAAAGAACTTCAGGATATATTCGAGCCGACTACGATTCATCTGAAGACGAAGACTAAAGTTATCCCCTTCAATCCGGGTTCACGCCACCAGATTGCTGACAGACTCATCTCCCAATTTGGATGGGAACCTCAGAAGTTTACCCCCACCGGTAAGCCAATGGTTGATGAGAAAATTCTTCAGGAGATAAATTCTTTTGAGTCTTTAAAGTTGGTTGAATACCTCACCCTACAAAAAAGACATGCTCAGGTTCTTTCGTGGATAAAGGCCGTTGATAGTGACAACACTGTACATGGACGTGTACACACGCTTGGGACTGTTACAGGTAGGATGACCCATTCAAATCCAAACATGGCACAGGTGCCCTCTGTACGTGCACCCTATGGCAAGGAATGTAGAGAGGTATGGGTGCCACGTAATACATCGGAGAATGTGCTATTCGGCTGTGATGCAAAGTCCCTCGAACTAAGATGCCTAGCCCATTATATGGATGATGCTGATTTTACAAATGAAGTTATCTATGGTGATATCCATACCTTCAATCAGCAGAAAGCTAAGCTCAAGACACGAGATCAGGCAAAGACTTTTATCTATGCCTTAATCTACGGGGCAGGTCCTGCCAAGATAGGCACCATCGTTGGTGGTGGTGTTAATGAGGGGAAGCAGCTTATAGATAATTTTATGACTTCAATGCCTAAGCTTCAACGGTTGAAGCAACGTGTTGACAGGGTTGTTCAGACAAGGTTTATACCCGGTATCGACGGTCGTAAAGTTCCAGTTGAGTATCCACATACTGGGCTTAACTATCTTCTCCAAGGGGCCGGGGCTATTATCTGCAAGCACTGGCTGATACAGATGTACGACCTTGCCCATGATCAATCTATTAGGGCCTTCCCTGTTGCTAACATTCATGACGAAATGCAGTGGGAAGTTAATAAAAAAGATGTTGACAAACTAACGGAGGTAGCGCATAAAGCAATCAGTAACGTGAAAAGTATTTTAGAGTTTCGTTGTGATTTGGGTTGTGATGTGAAGACTGGAAAAAATTGGGCTGAGACTCATTGATATCCAACTCGACACGCCTATATCCAAATCCTGACAAATATACACACATACACATGAGGAAATAAAGAATGCCACAAGCAGAAAAAAAGTCTGAGCGATTTGTTTTGGCCGGTAAGATGTACTATGGCCACCTACACCCTGAGTATCCTGATACAGCCTATACCCCCCGATGGGGCATGGCTCTTTCTGTAGATTCTGATATGCAGAATGTAGCCACCTCGAATGGAATGGCACTAAAGGACGCTACAAGTATTATGGATAACCCCTATGTGAACCTTCATAAGAATGTGAAGAAGGCAAATGGGGAAGACAACGTGGCTCCGGTAGTACTGGATTCAAAGAAGAATCTTATCCCATCGGATGTACTCAGCCGTCTAGGCTGGGGCTCAGATGTTAAAGTTTTGGTATCCAAATTTTGGATGTCTAAGTGGAAGAAGTGGGGCTACGTCATCGACAAGGTTCAGATTATTAATCTTGTTGAATATACAAATGATGACGGGCTTAGTGAAGAAGACGGCTTTGATTCAAGGCCCGTTGATAATTCGCCATCCAATACTAATCCGGATGACGACCTTCCATTCTAATCGGAGAGAGTAGATGACTGTATCTAATATCGTAGAAGATTTAAGGCGGACCATCGAATCTGGTGAGTCTTCTCCTTCTGCAAAAGACCTTGATATCTTCCTCGATGAAGTAAGAGATGCAGTTATCTCCCTCTTTGATAGGAGGGATTCAAGTGATAAAGGCGAGAACAGTATCCTCCGATTCTCTGCACTTGGGAAGAAAAACAGACAGTTGTGGTACCGGGCACATTTAGAAGATGCCTCAGACCATTCCCTTCCATATGATACACAATTAAAATTTACATATGGACATATCCTTGAATCCCTCCTCCTTCTTCTTGTTAAGACTGCCGGATACGACGTTAGTCATATTCAGCAAGAATATGAGATGGACGGAGTTAAAGGACATATCGACTGTAAAATTAATGGAATCATAGTTGATTGTAAAAGTGCCTCTGACTACGGGTTCCAGAAATTTAAGAAGGGTGATCTATTGGACGATCCTTTCGGATATATGCACCAGCTTGCAGCCTACGTTCAGGCTGATGGTACGCAATCAGAAGGGGGATTCCTTGTCATCAATAAAACTACGGGCGAAGTATGCTACATGAACGTCCACGATTTAGAGTTACCTAATGCCAGAAATAGAATCGCAGAAGTTAAAGAAATCATCACCTCCAAAGAACCCCCGGAAAGATGTTATGCCCCCGCCACCGCAAAAAAGGATGGGAAGCAGTACCTCAAAACGGGGTGCGTCTACTGCGACTTCAAAGAAACGTGCTGGGAAGAAACAAACGGTGGCCAAGGGCTTATCAAAGAAACAGGCCCGTATGGCAAAACTCGCTGGTACACAGACGCCGTGGGTCATTCATTCTAAGGAACAGGGTGATCCAGACCCAGACTGGTATTTTGGATTTTTGTATTTAATCTATAATAAAAAGAATGGTAGAAAATATATAGGGAAGAAACAATACAAAAGATACTCGAAGGGTAAACCAATTGGGCACACTGATTGGAAATCGTACACAGGTTCTTCTAAATATCTAAACCAAGATATTAACAAGATGGGCCTCAGTAATTTTAAATTTGTTATGATCCGTCAATTTGAAACACGGGGTGGCCTTACATACTATGAGGCGAATGCCCAACATAAAATGGATGTGATGACATCTCGGATTGACGGCCTTGAAGAAAGAGAGTATTACAACGCTAACATCATGGGGATAAAGTTTGTTACTAAAGAAGTAGTCCCCAACATCAATCAACTACTAGAGGAAATTATAAATGTCTACTGCAACACAGATTAATACCATTCAAGATCACCTTACCAACGTAGGTCATATCTCAGCACGGGAAGCTATGCTAGATTACGGCATCGTATCATTACGAGATGCTATCTACCGTCTACGTCGGAAGGGATTTACGATTATCTCAGAAGAACGTATTAACCCTGCTACCAATAAAAAGTACATTCGTTATTGGACAACGAAACAATATCGACAGGCTCGTAGGGTTTCTTGATAGACTTTGAACCCAATGAGACAGAAGATAAAGATCTCGATTATGTCTCTTTGAATATGCTCAGGGTTTCAGACCATGATTGGAGCCCTGAGCAAATTCTCTGGCTGGCTGTTATAGCTCAAGCCCTCTTAGATGCGACCAAAGAACCACGGGAGACAGACTCTGCTGCTCTGATAGAATATAGAAGATCAGCTACACGATGGCTTACGACAGTATCAGCATGTGTTACTTCCAAAGATATGGAAGAGGTCTGTGAACTTGCCGGTATTTCTCCCACTAGTATAAGAACCCTTTCGTCTAATATAATATATGAGGGGCGTCCTTTTGAAAGATTTAGAATAAACGCCCTCTTGGATTATGCAACAAGGGAGTTATAAAAATGGATGTAGGTTTATGGGTTGTGTTTGTTGTTTATGCCTTTTCAGCATCACCTGCGATGGATATGCCCCCTATGTACGTGGGTTCAGATCGAGAAGAGTGCGAATCAATTAGTGACTTTTTCAACTCTAATCTCATTGAAGGAGATGAATATAAAACATCAGTGTGCCTCCAAGTAGGTGACACATATAACCCGGAAAAAGATTTTGTTCCTGAATTAGAAGTTATCTAAAACTAAGAAACTAGGAATTTAAAATGGAAGATAATTTAAACTTTTCTAAGTTTATTAAAAAAGAATTTATACCTTATTTAGAAGACGATATGAATTGTGAAGATAAAGTAAACCACCCGAGCCACTATCAATCAGGGGGTCTTGAGGTTATTGATATTATCGAAACCAAGCTTTCTTCAGATCAGCTAAAAGGATATTACCTTGGTAACATCTTAAAATATGTTTTTAGACATGAATATAAAGACGGTATTACTGATCTGAAGAAAGCCCGTTGGTACTTAGATAGATTGATAACCTATAATGAAAAAACCTGATATACGAAAAATAATATGGAACGATGCCCGTGGAGGCTGCTCCAACTGGACATTGTATGACCCGGATGATTATGTACCTCCTGCGGTCACTACAATAGGTCAGGTATTTAAAGAAACAAAAGATTACATTGTACTACTATCCTCTTTCTATGAGGATGAACCCGGTGTGGTACACCACCATAACGGCGTTCTTATTTTAAAAAAGACTATCATTGAACAAAGCACATTAACATAAAGAAACGGAGAGGTAAGATGAATATCGACGACTACCAAAGCAGTGCAGCAAAAACAGCCGTGTATCCTGATACAGCAAAGTACCACTACCCAGCGATGGGATTAGCCGGAGAAGCTGGAGAGGTTACTAACAAGTTAAAGAAGGTTATGCGTGGCGACACTACACTAGATGATATTAAAGAGGATGTTCTGCATGAAATTGGAGACGTACTATGGTATATCGCAGCACTCTGTAATGATTTAGAAACACCGATGTCCACGGTGGCTCAGCTAAATTTAGATAAACTCAACGGACGTCTGGAAAGGAATGTTCTTGGCGGTAAAAAAATGAGAGATAAAATGCTGGAACAGCAGGCAGTCATTGACCATTTAAAGGCCAAGACAGAGAAGCTAGAGGAACAAATCAGTTTCTCTTTGCGTCTCCCCTAAAACCTATTATACAATCAAGGTTCACGACAAATGTCAGATCGAAAAATCCCTGATTATCTCACTTCTTGGAAAGATAGCGTACATCTTGCTAACCGTATCCGAAAATATTGGGCACGGAGAGGCGTGACTGTGAATGTTGTTGTTGAGAAATTTATGATGGGAAGTGCTGGGCCTTACTACCAGATAAGATCTGATCTTTTTATGAAAGGATCCCAAGATGAAGACAAATAATTATCTACCAACCCTCTATCAACAATACATTCACCTGTCACGTTACTCACGATGGGTTAAAGAAGAAGAGCGCCGTGAGACATTTGATGAAACGGTGTCACGATATTTTGATTTCTTCACCGACCACATTGGTGCCAATGTTCTTACAAAAGAACTAAGAGCATATTTAGAAGAAAAGGTTTTATCACTCGGGGTGATGCCATCAATGCGCTGCTTGATGACAGCAGGCCCTGCATTGAAGCGGGAGAACATTGCCGGCTACAACTGCTCGTATGTTCCTATTGATCACCCCAGAGCTTTTGATGAAACTCTGTATATTCTTATGAATGGAACAGGTGTTGGGTTCTCAGTTGAGAAAGACTTTGTAAACAAACTTCCTATTGTTTCAGACCACATGGAAGACTCAGATTCTATCATCCATGTCGCTGATTCTAAGGAAGGTTGGGCTCGTGGTCTTCGTGAGTTAATTGGTGCACTCTATCAAGGTTCTATCCCTAAGTGGGATCTTAGCGATGTGCGTCCTGCTGGAACCCTTCTAAAAGTTTTTGGTGGACGGGCTTCAGGTCCGGTCCCTCTTGATAATCTTTTTCGGTTCACTGTAGAAATTTTTAAACAGTCTATTGGTAGAAAGCTGAGTCCTATCGAATGCCATGACTTGATGTGCAAGATTGGTGAGAGCGTTGTCGTTGGCGGTGTCCGGCGTTCAGCGTTGATTTCTCTGTCAGACTTGGATGACGTGAGTATGCGTCAAGCCAAGGGCACCCCCTACTGGTGGAAGACCCATCCACATCGAGGACTGTCGAACAACTCTGTCTGTTACAAGAACACCCCCGGCTCATCCGATATATTCACAGATATTGGTGAATTTATGGATGAGTGGAATTCTCTTTATCAGTCGAGAAGTGGTGAGCGTGGTATCTTTAATCGTGAAGCAGCAAAGATGCATGTGGAAAAGAATGGACGCCGTGACTCAAACCATGATTTCGGAACAAACCCCTGCTCTGAAATTATTCTTAGACCAAATCAATTTTGTAATTTAACAGAAGTCGTATGTCGTCCCACAGATACTGAAGAAGACCTTATGGATAAGGTTAAGGCCGCAACCATTCTGGGTACCTTACAATCAACCCTGACAAATTTTAAGTATCTCCGAAAAATCTGGACTAACAATACAGAAGAAGAAAGGCTTCTAGGTGTATCTCTAACAGGAATCTTAGACTGCCCTCTTCTAACTTGGGAAAATAATAATCTGGAGAAGCTTCTGAATGACCTACGCAACCATGCAATTAATGTTAATCACGAGTTCGCTAATAAGCTGGGTATCAACCCAAGCACGGCTATTACTTGCGTTAAACCTAGTGGTACTGTTTCTCAGCTTGTGGATAGCTCTAGCGGTATTCATGCTCGTCATAACCCCCATTATGTACGTAATGTACGTTCTGATATCAAAGATCCTCTTACTAATTTCATGGTTGAGAAAGGATTCCCGCATGAGCTAGAGATAAGCCACGATCCTAGTAATCCATCACAGAATATGGTCTTTTCCTTTCCGATGGAATCACCACCAACGACAGTCTGCCGCAATGATATGAGTTCTATTGAGCAGCTTGAATTCTGGAAAATCTATGCGACAGCGTGGTGTGAACACAAACCCTCTGTAACAATCTCCATGAAGGATAGCGAGTGGCTCCATACTGGTGCGTGGGTCTATGACAATTTTAATTTATGTTCGGGTATTTCATTCCTACCTACGGCGGACCATATCTATGAGCAAGCCCCTTACATTGATATTGACAAAGAACAATATAAGGAATTATCTATGACTATGCCGAAAGAAATTAACTGGGAAGATCTTTCTTTGTTTGAAAAAGAAGATAACACCAAGGCTTCTCAAGAGCTTGCATGTACTGCTGGTGTCTGCGAAATCTAATGACAGAGGTAAGAAAGGCTTTCTCACGTTCTTTATATAATAAAAGCGATAAGACAGCGAAGAATATTATTAGAGAATACCTGATCAAATCTGAAGGACATTCCTTATTAAATGATGTAGAGAACTATTATGCTGATCTACAAACATCTAAGGAAGGTAAAGATTATTATCACGAAGCTGAGATGAAATACTCATGGCGTGGCGATTGGCCAACACACTGGGATGAGATCAGGATTCCTTCTCGAAAGAAAAGACTGCTCGAAAAGTATTCAAACGAAAGACTTACTTTCTATGTTATCTCAGGAGACGAAAAAAGATTCTGGAAAATCAGTTCTGATGCTCTAAGAAAAGCCCCTATCAAGGAAGCCAGTAATAGATACATTGACAAAGGGGAAACCTTTTTCCATATATCAGTAAGCAATGCTGATCTGATTAGTATTAGTACTGATTAACTATAAGGAGAAACCTATAATGGATGAGCAAGAAGAAAAGATTAAAAAGCTTGAGGAAGAGATTAATCAAAAGCAGGAAGAACTAAGGGCTTTGACTAAATCTGAAAGTGACAAGGCATACGAGAGTTATATGGCTGCTCACGAGAACTGCCAAGAATTATGGTCTAAGTACATTGATGTTCTTTACAAAGACAAAAAGGCAGAATTCAGACCATCTTTAAGAATGTCATTCCACACACGTCCGCTAACTTTAAACTGGTAAAACAATGAACGATAAAGGGTTTACCCCTACGACTATCTATGTCGGTTACGATAACCGTGAAGACGTAGCGTATCAGGTATGTAGATCATCTCTCTTAACCAATTCTACTTCACTTAGATCAGAAGATATTATCCCCCTTAAGCATCAAGACCTCCGAGCCAACAAAGTATTCTGGAGAGGGTGGCGTATTGACCACAGCGGTCAGTACTGGGATGATATTGATGGCCGTCCTTTCTCAACAGAGTTTTCCTTTACCCGTTTTCTTGTGCCAGAACTGGCTCGTAGACAGGGTATAACAGAAGGACCGGTTATTTTTGTTGATTGTGATTTCCTGTTTATAGATGATATCCAGCAGTTAATCATGAATCACTTTGATCCATCCAAGGCGGTGCAGGTGGTTAAGCACGACTTCAAACCAACCAGTACCGTAAAGATGGATAACAAAATCCAAATTACATATTTCATGAAGCTTTGGTCATCTCTTATGATCTTTAACATGGGACACCCAGAGAATAATAAGCTGGATTTAGCCACAGCAAACACGGCTTCCGGCTCTTTTCTACACGGGTTCGGATGGTTATCTTCCCCCGATCTTATTGGAGATATACCACCGGAGTGGAATTTTATCGGGGATGAAAGTGAAAATGTAAAACCTTCTGCTGTTCATTATACAGAGGGTGGACCATGGTTTAGGGATTACAAAAATTGTCCCTTTTCGAAGGAATGGTATGAGCAATTAAATATTGCCTTTGAAGAAGACCACTATAAAGTTTTGGAATGGTAGAATTAAATGACTGCATCTTATAAAATTGATTTAACGGCTAACATCACAGTCTTGACATCCTTTAAAGTTGATGACTATGCAACATACGCTAGAAGGTTTTTTGAATCATGGGCAAAATTCTGGCCTAAGAACATTAAGCTAACGGCGTACTACAATGGTGGGAAGCTTCCCAAAGATGTCGTTAGAGCTAGGAATATTTCTTACGTATCTTTGGACAAGAATGTTGACCTAAATTCTTTTAAGGAAAGAAACTCCCAGTTTAATGGCGGCTCTCCCTATAATTACCGTATGGATGCTATTAAGTTTTCCCATAAAGTTTTTGCTATTTGCGATCATGTAAAACATATGGCGTCTAAGGGGGACATGGGATGGTTAGTCTGGATTGATGCTGATGTCTTGACAACTAAAAAGATTGATAGTAATTTTCTAAATCTTATTTTCCCTGACAGTTCAGATATTGTACACTTAGGTAGACAGGGTATCATTGATTATTCAGAGACGGGTTTTCTAGGTTTCAACCTTACGTATGATAAGGCCCATACCTTTCTACGAGACTGGCGCACTCTCTACACCACGAATGAAATCCTTGGTCTACGAGAGTGGACAGATGCTTTTGCCTTTGAACGTCTCCTCAACCTGCATAAGAACCATGGAATTACGGCACACAATCTATCACCTCATGCAGCTTCTCTCGAAGCTTTTGATTACTCTCCCCTCACAGAGTATTTTATTCACTTCAAAGGTGGGAGAAAAAGCATTCTCAATGCTCCGTATGAACCCGGTCCTGCTCGTTATAAGGACATTGAGAAATTCATCGAACACTACGGAAGCACAAAACTTCTCGAAGTTGGAACATGGAACGGAAAGAGAGCCCTCCGCCTCATTACGGCTGCGCTTCAAAATTCTGATTCTGTCCATTATGTTGGACTGGACGTATTTGAAGATGGTAATGAAGAACTGGACCAAGAAGAAGGGAATGTAAAGCAGAGGACATATCTGCATAACGTCAAGTCTCTTCTTAATACGTTCTCAAAGGATGCTCTCCTTGAAGAGAAGAAGGTATCCTTCGAGCTTATCAAAGGTAACTCACGGGAAACCCTACCTGATATCATGTCACGGTATTCCCCCGACTTTGCATACATTGACGGCGGTCATTCAATTGAAACCATCCGATCAGATTACGAGAACCTGAAGGATGTGCCCGTTATTGTGTTTGATGATTATTATCGCCCCGATGGCGAAGATAATATGTTTGATATTACCAAGTACGGTTGCAATCAAATCGTCAATCACGAATTACCTGAAGGGCATCAGAAGGGCGTCATCCCCTCAAGGGATGGGGTTCAGGGTGGGGGTATTACATGCCTTGCCTATGTATGTCACCCATCAATGCCGGAGGCACCAGACTTTGAAAACGTGACGGTACCCATCAAGGTGCAGCCACGGGATTGTGTACCTGATGAGTATATCCACAACAACATCAAGGCTAACCACCTCAATATGGATAAGTGGATTACCAGAAGATACCATTGGAACACGGAAGAAGTGGTCTGTGTTTCAGCAGGCCCCACGATTAAACAGGATCTTGAAAACATCCGTGCCAGATACGAACAGGGGCACAAGGTTGTATGTGTCAAGCACTCTCATAATTTCCTAATTGAGAATGACATTATACCGTGGGGTTGTATCATTCTTGATCCACGAGATCTTGATGGTATTTCAACTCATGGGGTTAAGAGACGAGACCTTCTTGAGAATCCTAATATGTCTACCTATTATTTTGTAGCAAGTATGACAGACCCTTCTGTTACATATCATCTAAAGAAGAAGGGGGCTAAGATCATAGGCTGGGATGCTTATTCTAATGCTGTAGCATCCTTTGAGCATGTAAACGATAGGATGATGATTACGGGAGGTACCTGCGCTGCTATGCGGGCTATTGCTTTAATGCACACTCTTGGATTTAGAACCTTTCATCTGTTTGGTTATGACGCCAGCATGGATCCTGAAGGCACCTATGACTTGACAGAGAAGGACGATAATGATCGTCAGAAGTATTTACAAGTTACAGTCGGTGAAGATAGCTTCATCACCACTGGTGAGCTATTAGCAATGGGTCAAGACATGGAACAGTTCTTCCAGAGGGACGATGATGCCGAGTACCACGTATACGGTAAGGGCGGTATGGGCTATGCTCTATGGCAGATTGAAAAAGAAAAGAGAAACACAGATACGTATAAATCATTTCTTGAAATTGGAGTATAAAAATGAGTGTTATTAATTTCCCCGGTGGGTCTATTACGGAAAGCCCTGCTTCACAAGAAGATAAACTTAACAGTATCCGAAATGATATCTCTAAATTAGAAGAGTATGTTGAAGAAGCTCAAGACTATGTTGATGGTGTACTAATGATCAGTTTTTCTAATAATGAGTGTCGTCATTGGATTTCTCCGGGGTTGTCCGTAGGCGATGTATACTTTATGCTTGGTCGTATCCAGAATGCTCTGCTTGAGTACGCAGACAATGTTACAGAATAGGAGGCATATAGCCCATGGAAGAATTAGGACTAATTGAAAGAATTTGGGATACCCGTGATCTTGTTATTCAGATTATCGGTATGGTTGTGGTCGCAGCATCAATGTTGATTGCCGGGACAAAGACACCAGATCCAAATAGCATGTTAGGTCGCATTTATAAGGTTGTTGAATGGGCTGCTCTAAACTTTGGTAAGGCCAAAGAACAGGGCGATGCTGACGATAAACCAAAATAATAATAACTAATGTTATCACTTTTAGGGTCAGTCCTCGGTATAGTTGGTAAACTAGCTGGATTTCTTATGCCATACTTGGCTGGTAAGAAAGCAGCTAGGGCTGACTATGCCGAGGAGACCTTAAAGAAATCACAGGAAAAGAATGAAGTCCGCACGGTTGTTAAGCGCATGTCTGCTTCTGACGCTACTAAGCGCCTGCTCGACAAATGGAGCCGGGATTGATATCTGTTCCATCATGGAACCGATCCTCATATCACATGATGATTCCCTGACGGAAGACACCGCCAAACAAATTTTAATTCATAATGAGTTTTATGATAGAGCCTGTGACGGCTGATATCTAGGATTCCGTTCGAGTCTTTCTTGTTCTTGTCTTCTGATTGCAAGAGGTAGATCGTCAACTGGTACATCAATACCCTCTGCTCTTCTAAAGTCTTGCATAGCGGATCTCGTGACAGAACCCATATCTATTCTAATAGGTTCTGAGGGGTTCTCAATGTTGTGCTGTCTGACTTCATCCATAATTGCCCGGATTTCCCCCTGAATTATTTCGACTTCCTCAGAATCACCATTTGCATTAGCGATGTACAACTCAACAAAAATATTCTTTAGTGCATTCCTGTATGAACGTGACCGGGCATTATAGTTTTGCTCTGCCTTAATTTGTTGCCATGTTACATTACGGGCCTCAACGATTGATGTCGGTGTGAAGCCTGCGGCCTGTATGGCTATATCAAATAAATCAACCCCTCCAAAAGCCTCAACTGGTAATTCCCTACCACCCATGGTTACTCTACGGCTTCCCTGAGCGGCTAGTAGTATATTACGAAATACAGGTGGGAACATTTCTACAACGGCTAAATCGTAGTCACCTGCGTTCACCCGCCTTTTTACATTAGTTACCTGTCCGATAATACCACCGGCAGGTCCGAAGAAATCTGGAAGAGATGCTTCTCTACCACCTGTTACAATTTGTACGAGACCTCGTGGTCCTTCAATACCAGTTCTTTTGCCCAACTCCACTCCAACCAAGGAGGGTAGACCACGATAAGCAAGGGCCAAAGCAACTTCTTGTGGCAACCCAAAATCATAAAGCATATCAGTGAGCATTGTCTCGGGATCTTCATCATCTCCCCAGATGTTATTAATCATGGATACAATGTCACCAACTATGGCTACGGCAGGTACACCTATGATTCCGCCAGTGGTAACAAAAGCTAGGCCTGAGAGAAGGGCCATGCGTTTATAAATTTTACGGGTTTCAGCATCCAGCTTAATTGGGTTACCATTCTCATCAAAACCACCGGCCCCTGTAAATCCATCCTTGAGAGCCTTGAAGAAATAACGCATGACCTGTGTCTGATATGGCAGAAACTGGGTTACAACCCCTGAGATTGGACCACGATTGTATCTGGGCCTGTCTGTCTTATCGAATTTAAACTGTGTCTTCTCCACAGAGAACTGTATAAAGTTATCAAGATTAAATTCGCCGTACCTATTCTTACCCTCTGCGTCAAACATAAGTTTAGCTTTTGCGGGATCTTTCTTATATACTTCATAAGCAGCAATCGCCGTTGCGAAACGGTTGAACTGCTCCACCCAAGCGAAGGCAAAGCCTGACCCTCTTATACCAATCTCAACGCCCCGACCAATTTTTGAGTTTAACAACAAGGGTTGCTGTGATAGCTGACCCGAAACATCTGATAACTGAACAGGGGCCAAGATAGGCTGCGCTCGCTGTAGAGCTTCAAACAATTGTTGATCCATGCCCGCAGGTTTTTTTCTCAAATCAAAAGGTTTGTTGGAAAAATCTAAGAACTGAAGACCCCTCGACATTCCCGCTTTTTTTGGATCACTTAGTGGGAATTCTTTAGTCAACTTTAATGCTAGTTTAAAACCTTTTATAAGTGCGGCTGTACCCTCTGCTGGATTTTTCGCAATGCTCATAATGAAAGGCATCGTTGTATGCAAAAAAGAAGTAAGGTTGACCCCAGCAGATGACAGGTTACCACCAAGCCACCACGTAAACGCTATTCGTTTGGCAGTATCAGAATGCCTGTGTTGTTGTGAAACGTATCCATCTTCACCCCAAGTCTTTTGAGCTAGATCTTTGTAAGCCTGTGGTATCGTATTATCATTTTTTATGGCATCTAGCTCGTTATTTAGCCTTCTGTTTAAAGGCATTCTGGCAATCATGTTTGCCTGTGACGATACATGTTGATTAAAAGTTTGGCTCAGATTGGTAGATAGATTATCTCTTGTTAAATCCCCCGGTATAGATTTTGAGTTTGGGATTAGGCGTTTACCAGCTTCAGTCGCAATTCTTCTTCCAAATGCTTTTCTAAACGCACTAAAATTTTCAGACGCCTCAGTAGACGCAGCAGCATGATCCAATATATCCATAAGCGTATTAGAGGTTGCTGGACTTAGGTCTGCAACGAAATCATTAAAAGTTAATTCAAAAACACCCTTATTTCCCGTCGGAGTATAGTCAGGATTTTCTTCAAAGAATTTATTTCGTTTTTCTTCAGCATTTCGCTGCGCATCCTTAATAAATTTAGGATCATCAACAACCTTAAAACCTACCCGCTCCACTCCGAAACGATCTGTAAATTTATACTTAAAACCAAACCTACCTTTTCTCATGGCAGGCATATAAAGGAGTTTGCGCTGCTTTTGAAGATCGTTGAAATGATCTCTAAATTCTCGGAGATCTTCAATTAAGGCGTTGTCGACATCCTCTATTCCTTCTAAACTTTGGACCAGAGAATCAAACTTGTCCCCATCTCTTATATCTTCAAGGGTTATATAATCAGGGGGAAAAGTATCGCCTAACTGACTATTAATTTCATCAATACCAGTAAGTAAGTAAGCCTCTACCTTTTGATCATAGATAAAATCGAAGACTTCTCTAAGTTTAAAAGCAGTATCAGCCAACTGTGTTCCAGAATCAATTCGGAAAGTACCTAAGCCGGGAATTGGGTGCACAATGTCCTGATTAAAAAAGTCTTCAATTGTCACATCCTTTTCATCACTAAGAATCTTTTCAATTGTCTGTTCGTTTGTGATCCCAAGCTCTCGCAGAGCCGCCGCATCCAATGGAGTGTCTGGTTGTGTAGACGCCTCCATTATAGTCCGGGCAGCATGTAACAATCCATTAACCTGAGTTTTTTCTTGTGGAGTATGCCTCTCCAAAAAACCTGTGCTGAGCCTGTCCTCAACACCCACAATTACGTTGTTAAATCTCTCTTCTATTTCTCGGGTGACTCGCCCAATATCTTTCAAGCCTGCATACTGTGATACAGCATTACCAAATGTATTTATATAAGCGCCTAGCGCAGCAGCCAGATCTTTAAACTGATTACCAAGTCCCTTTGGCATTCCCTTTTCTACAAACTTGGCAGCATCTTTCATCCTGTTTGCAACATAGGGTGCACTTTGTTCGGCGCTGGCATAAATCTCGTCAAGATTCTTTGATTCAATTAAGTTTGGCTGACGTAGTTCAGATGGTCGTGCCAACTCACCGCCGATAAAAGCACGAAGAATTTGATCAACACTGGTATATTCATCAGCTATGTTTTTATCCTGTAGCCCTGAGACTAGGCTTTCAAGAGCCTTCTTGATTTTAGCAAGTATTCTCCTTACAAAACCCTTCTTCTTTAATCCTTTGATCGAGTCAATGCCTTCAGCATAGGCTTTGGCGGCAAGTTTAGCTTGGGCTTCTTTTTTCCTCATCTCCCCATCAGGGTATGCGGAAAGATCAATACCGTTAGCTTCAGCAAGTTCAGGAGTAAGCTGATCTTCCAAGATTTTTGACTCTGATTCTGTGAGGGCAAATCCTTGAATAATATGGAAAGCTTCTTCACCAACAAGTAAATTTGTCTCTGTTTCTCCGGGTTTGATTTTATTTTTATCAATCATAATAACTTTACCGGCAGGGATGGCGAAACCACCCACAACAGAACCGCCCTCATCATTTTTTCCCCGAGAAACAAATTTGTTATATAAGTTATTTACAAACGTACCCTTACCATAACCAACATTAACATTATCACCGGCTAACTTTTTTATATCATCGGTAATCTTATCTTGATTTTCTGAAGTCATCTGAGATGCAACCGTGTTCCGAAGTTTTTGAACACGTTCTTGTTTATCAGCTTCTACTAAACCAAGTTTTTCTACATATTTATCAACTCTGTTGTTAAAGTCAGTTCTTCTTTTTTGTTCAGCTTCGACTTTGGATACAACCTTATCTAATGCTTCTACATACTTTTTATTAACGGCTGCTCCATCCATAGGTTCTAAATTTCCGAATGCTGGGGAAACCGTTTGATCAGCAAAATCTTTACCCAAGAACCGAGTAACCTGTCTCTTAATTTCAGTAGGAGACGACAGCGCAGATATTCCCGGAAGAACAGCTTTAATCCTTGTATCTAATCCTTTAAAACTATTGTCGATATCTTTATCAACATCTTTTGGTTTAGGAGCGCCTTCTATCGCCCGAGTTTGTTCTACTATCTCTGATTTTTTCTCTGCAAAACGAGTTGGTTCCTCTGCCTGTTCTCGTGCTGTTTCAAGCAGTTCTTCCCTTTTTATGGCACGGGCTTGATTTGCTCTAAATTTTTCAACAACAGTTTGAGCCTCTGCAACCTGTGTTTGAGCCGTTACAGGGTCTGCGGGAATAATACTCTCCGGTGGGAGTGTCTCTAGTATTCTCTCCCGTATTCCCTCTGGAAGTCCTTCAGGTAAAACAATACCTTCTGTAGTTGTCCCAGCTTCTGCATCAATTTCAATAGGGAGTACAGCAGCAGACCCGGAAAGGTGACGGACGACATTTCCCGGAAGATTAGCAACCTGTGCAGAAAGAGCCGGATCATTTATCTCTTCCTGAAGATTAACCTGAGCTTGTGCATCAATAGCCTGTTCATTTTGAGCAAATCTCTGCGCAGAACCTCTGGCACCTCTTACCTTAAATGCAGAAGTTATACCAGATAAAATAAAACCGGCTGATCCACCGTATAGACCCTGTTCAATAGCTGCGAAACTATCAATCCTTTTATCAGGATTATAAACATACCGCTCAATAAGATCTTGAGCTACTGCTTGAAAAGCTTCCTGTGATCCTTCAAGACCAGTATCAATAAGAACATCTTGAGCATATCTTTTTAGAGTGCCTACTTCTTGGCTGATGTTATTAAGCTGATTATAGTAGTCCGCCTCATCAATAATCCCATCATTGTAACGCCGTGTTAAAGCACCTAGCTTTCCACCTCCTGCGATGAGTCCAAACATTCTTCCCGGAACGGCTGCTTCCAGAGTACCCAAAGCAGCACTCATTAGCGTGGCCGCTCGAACATCTTCTGGAGAAGCCCCCGCTTCTATAGCCCTTTGATATCCCTCGTCACCTACGACAAGAGAACCAAGAAGTGCTGATGTACCTAAACCAAAAAGAGACAGGGGGGCAGACAAAGGAGTTGTAGCTGTGATGGCAGCACCAGCGGCAACACCCGCCCCAGCGCCAGCTATGAAACCAAGCATAGATCCGACAGCTTCGCCAACTTTACCTAATTCTTCGTAATCACGTCCGGGTCTGGTGCTTGCATCTCGGGCGGCTCCCTCGATTATCTCGCTACCTAAATCATTAAAATAACCATCAAAAAGTTCAGAACCAATTAACTGTTCCGGGACATTCTCGAAACCCCGCACGGCACTCCCAAACGTACTCTCAACGCCACGGCGAACACCTGCAAAAGCTTCGCCGAGAAGACCACGGTCAATGGCGAACTGGGATGGGTCAGCCCGTTGAACCGCCAGATTTAGATTTGAATTAAATAATCTTTCAATGTTTGTTCCGGCATACTTAGGATTAAATTTACCACGGACTTCAGCAATGGCCTCTTCCATGGTGACATGATCCCCAAAGGTATAAGTCTTACCAAAAGCATCGAGGGTTAGTTCTGACATAGTTTCTTTCTACAGTTAATCTTGTGCGGCATCGGCTGGAATTGAAAGACCTGAGCCGCCTAATCCCAGCATACTCCGAAATATGTCTCGACGGCTTATAAGAAGCTGTAGCTCATTGTCTAGGTCTTCTTGAGTTCGGCCCGTTACTGAGCCCCCCAATTCCATGAAACTCTCAAGCTCGTCAATAGTAGCGTCTATATCATCATCAATAATGCTGAGTTGATCTTCTAATTGCTCCCGACTAAGGGCTGCCATAGCAGACATGAAGTCCTGCTCATTAGCTGTTTCAAGAATATCAAGCTGTCTGCCTTCCAGATCCAAGGCCAGTTGTTTAAGGGCTTCTTCTCTACGTAGTGCGTCCTCTTCCTTCTTGGCCTGAAGGGCTGTGAGTCCGCCCGCACTGGCTGATCCTAACACGGATGCACCGGGTTGTGCCGCCGCCTGCATCATGGCAAGACCGGCTGTTATGAGGTCTTCATAATCAAAGCCTCTATCTTCTACTTCAGCCGCCACGCCGTCGTCAGCACCGTCATCAGCACCGTCATCTGTATCTGGTTCTGGTTCGGTCACGTCTTCATCTGCGGCCATAATTTCAGCCAGAAGAGGCGTCATTGCTGCATCAGGATCAGATCTGGGTCCGGGCACATCCGATGCTGCCATTGATTCTCTTATTTCTTCTTTCCTCTCTAGTGTTTCACCCAGAGGAAAATACGATAACAGTTCATAAACTTGGGTAGTAATATTTTCATCGTCACCAAAGCCAGATTCAAGCTGTGAAGTAAGAAAATCTAGCAGCACCTGCGAACTACTTTGTCCGTCTGCTGCTGCGGCATTTATAGCGAGAAGTTGTTCTACTCCCTCTTTTAGACTAACACCATCGGGAGAACCATCCTGATACTTTAAGTCATCAGAAACCTCACCGCCATCTTTTAAAAACATACCGGCCAGCATTCCTCCGGGTCCAAACGCACCACCTGATCCAAGCATGCCAAGGCCTGTCAAGCCTAGACCACCTATCTGTCCCGCTACGGATGGGGGCTGACCAAAGGTGGATGATAGGGTTGCTCCGGGGACCGTGGCACCACCTAGAAGACTCTGTAAGCCAGATGCCTGTGCCAGCGGATACTGGCGTTGTGTGAGGAAGTCCTGATATGCAATGTCAAGGGCACCCTGACGTTCAGCACGTTCTCTCTCACCAGCAAGTTCAGCCTCTTTGAGTCCTGTGGTTAGAGTCTGCTGTAGCCCGCTACCCAAGGCTGCTAACTGTGGAGCCGCTTTGGCTGCTGCACTCCTATCGGCGACAAGCTGGGCTAGGGCACTCTCATAGGCCCGCTGTGATCCCGTGGCCTGAATGTCTGCCAGATTCTTCTGAATGTTTCTCTCTGCTTCTGCTTGCTGAAGGCCCTGACGTGAACCACCAAAAGCACCTGCCCTTGTTGCCTGAGAAGCCAGTTCTTTACGCTGGATGTCCCCCTGTCTCCGGGCTTCTTTCAGGGCAACGTCAGTGACAGCCTGTTGGAACGGGGACATGAATGGGGTAATATCCGCCCCGGCTAACTGGGTTGCACCAAGTCTGGCCTGTTCCAAAGCTTCGGTATAAGAGGGTGCCGCAATAGATGCGAGGCCGCTAAACCCTTCACGGGCTTCACGCTGTGATGGGCCAGCAAGGGCCTGACGTGGACCACCATAAGGCTGATATTCTTCAAAAGCTGCCTCACCTGCACGTAAAAGATTAGCCTGCTGAAGACGGTTATACCAATCAGGATAATTCGTCGTGGCTGTTGTTCTTTGCTGCTCTTGAGAGGCAGACCCTCCTGTGCCAAAAAGGCTATCTAAAAATCCCATTATTTCTTCCTTTTCAAACTCTCAACGAGTTCATAGATAATATCTTGTCCAGCTTTGTTCGCATCGCCTTCACGGGCACCTGTCATGAGTCCAAGATTTGTTATAGCATCACGGGGGATAACGTATTCCTTGTTTGAAACACGGGCTGGAACAGAGTTAAAGGGGTTCTGGAGATTGTCCATCTTGCCTGCGATTCCACCACCACCGGCATAGACACGGGTATTGATAGCGTCATCACGGGGACCACCGGGACCACGGATCATACCATCATAGTTCCGGTTTCCCGTTAATTTCTTGGATAGGCTTGCAAGGCCACCCTCATTACCCTTTACTGCATGGGCAGGAACAACGTGATCACCTTCGACCAAAGGGAGTGCGTCTGTGCGTCCACGGACTGAGCCACCGTCTTTCATGCCTGTCATTTCGGAGGGACGGCGGTTTTCATAAAGTTCATTAAGTTTATCCTCTGTCATGCTATTAACAATGTCATGGGATTGCCGTCCGGTGAGACCCATAGATCTAAGAATATTGTAAGCAAACGCTCGTGTAACCCCTGTACCTTCAGGGTAATTCGGAGACGTTGCATACAATTCCAAATAACGCTGATCTGCCCTGTCTTCGAGGCGTTTCTCATCTTCAGTAACATCAATTTGTTCCTGATACTTTTGCAATAGTTGTTCAGTAATATGCTGTGGATACCAGTCCTCAAGAGGTACACCCATACCAAGGCGTTTCTCATCTTCAGATAAGTTGGCACGATCTATGATCTTTGACATTTTTTGTTCTTTATAAGACTCTCCACCTTCTGTGGGAAATGCCTCTTCTTCCCCGATCATTCGAGTCCTCTGTGCAATCGAATCAATATCTAGGACTGAACCCCCGTCTTTCAGACCCAACGCCTCAAGATCAGCTTTTAAGTTTTCTGCCACACCGGGCGGACTAGGCTGAATGTTCGGGAAAGCCTCAGCCATAGCCCTCTCTGATAATTCTTGAGACTGCTCATTAAATAAAGCAAGCTCAGCAGGACTCATTCCATCTACAATTTTTTGGGCGTCTCGTGGGAAAAGACCCTGCGACCTAAAATATTCGTAGGGGGCTATTCGTAAGTTATCATTATTGTCACGATATTCCTGAACAATTACAGTATCTAATTGAGTGTTCTCTTCCACAGAAGGAATACGACCAAGCTGTCCTAGGGAGGATGGTCTTTCTACTTCAATTTCAGGAGTAAGAGCTTCTGGAATAATATTTATAGGCTCATTATTTCTTATATCCCCGATACGTGTAGGCATAGGGCGAAGGTTAACGCTACGGGGCTCACTTAGCCTATCCCCGATACGTGTAGGCATAGGGCGAAGGTTAACGCTACGGGGCTCACTTAGCCTATCCCCGATACGTGTAGGCATAGGAGGGTTAACGCCACGGGGCATCAGACCACCGGGTTGAAACTGTGCACCCTCACGCATGGCCATTGCTGGGGAAATAGCCCCTGCTTCACGAGCCATCTCCAGTCTTTCAGCCTGTTGTCCTGTGGGCTTATCCTCGATAAGCATAAGATCTTTGAGCATGTTACCAAATTTTGCCACGTCAGTCTGAACCTCTGATTGACCGGGGCGATTAAAGCTTTCACCTGCACGGCCACCCTCGACAAATTTTTCAGGGGTTCTGGACATAAGACCAAGTTCTCTGATAATGCCGGATAGCCCACCCGGTGTGCCTGATAAATCTCCAAATTCTGGGAAGGAGGAACGATAACTAAACTGGCGCTGCTCGGGGGCAATGCCAAATCTGGAAAGGGCTTCTTGTGCTTCGATCCCACCAAGTGCAATCCTTTGAAGATCAGAGAAGTAATTCTGTAAATCAGCAGCTTCACGGAGGGCTGAAATTTCAGGGGCTGCGGCGGGGATTCCGGGAATCTTCTCTTCTTCCTCAATCCTATTTAATCGAGCCGCACCTTCGGGACCGCCTGATCTACCTGCGGTTACATCCCTTTGACCTCGCCGACCACGGGCTTTACCAACCGCACCATATGCGCCCATTCCTATGTTACCTACTCTACCTGAATCTGGTCCACCGCCGCTCATTAGTAAATTCCTCCGTTTATCATCCTATAATACCTTTTAGTTTAAGATCCTGCAATAAAGTCCCCAGTGCATTAGCCACCACAGAGACCGATATTTGCCCAGCACTTACATCATATGTCCTATTCACAGATACATTTGAAAGAACATAGGGTTGCTGAGAAGCAGCTTGAATATTACTTTGGTTATCTCTTTGTTCCAGATTTCTTATAAGCTGCGACCACGCAGCCTTCATCTCAGGAGTTGACGTATTTGGTGCGCTCGGATATCTTACAAAGAAATGACCTGATTTACCTACATCTATAGCCATTATCGTTTACCATCAGGAACCAGATCAAGTCTGAATGTGCCAAGTCTCCATGACGTACCCACGGCACTTGTAGATATTTTAAGGTTGGCCTGTCTCCCACGAAGTCTGATGTTCTGAAATCTTGTCGAGGCGCTCACAACAAAGGGGCCTTTTGAAACCGTGGTTGCTGTCGGATATTGTTTAGTCCCCATAAGGATATTCACCTCGGGATCATTGTTATTCCCACCGGGATCTGAGAGTTGGAAATCAGGGATAAACTTATCAGCAAAAAGAAGCTCATCACCATCACCCAAATCAAAGTCGGCGCTCTGGACAAATGATTCATAGCCGATAACTTGGTTATCTCCGATTACAGCATGGTATGTGTTCTCAGGCTCATTATTATAAAGATAGGAGTTTGTAGCGGAAACACCTGTGGTAATAATGCTATCAAAGATTCCCTCTCCGAAATCCCATGTCGTCCAGTATGCTGATCCATAAACCCAATAGTTCTCCACCGGGCTGTAAGAAACATAACGATCACATTCTTCAGAATCGGAGGAGGGATATACCCACGTCACCTCAGAAAATTCTGGATTGATTCCGCAGAATACCTTTTCTTTCTGTGAAAAATTAAAATCATTGAAAACATATTTCCTTACAGAAGAAGGAAGAACCTGAACCGTACCATTGAATACAAAGAAATTACTGTCGCCCATCCAATAAAGAGACCCATTGAAATCCTTTGCAGCATGGGGTGAGATAGAACCACAGCGATCACCAAGAATATCTGTGGAGAAGATATAGGGTTGACCTACATAAGCCATGCCATATAGGGCTGAATCTGTTAGGATAAGAACGCCGCCCCTAGAATAGATGCCCTGTTGAATCTGGGTACCGCTTTGAATACGGAAGTCACCGGCTGCATTTGTCACAGTAGGTGTCCATACATCGTAATCTTCCTGATCAGACCATCTGATAAGCATGGGATCGAAATTACCGGTGATGTCGTTACAACCCATGGCAATCACATGGCGGGATTGTTCTGAAACAATGACACTATTAACGGAAACAGGGGCAGCAGAGACTAGGTAAGCTCGTGTGTCTGTACCTGATGTTGCATCCCAGAGATAAATAGATCCACCTCGTGGATTTGCTAAGAGATCTTCGCCGAATGTATCGAAACTCCAGTTCCTCATATTAAGAATAATATTTGTTGTGGATGCGGGCGTACCATAGGTTCCTGTACCATATGATCCAGCACCCCAACCAAACCCGTTAGAATTATTCTGTGCACCTGATTTTAAAAGGAAATTAATACGAACATCACCAGTATTAGCTGAGGTAGCGGCTGCTGCCGAAGTGTATGCGAATGTAAAATGATTTGCGTCAGAAACTGTTGCGATTGTAAATGTTGAATTAAGAAAAACATTACCACCGATTGTCGCAGCCATGCTCGTAAATACAACCCGATCACCTGCTGCACGGGTATGTCCAGTCAGTGAAACAGAGATATTTGAACTACCAGAAGTGGTACCTAGTTGATTTGTCAGAGGTGTGCTGGTTGTAATAGGGGTGATATCAGAAATGGCACCCCCTTGATAAATCTGTAAGGCATTATCAGTTCCCCATGCAATATAGTTTTTTCGATCTAGCCCTGACCATATCTCAATATCACGGGGTGTTCCTTCAAGGGCAGTTGTTGATCTTTTGTTCCAACCTCTTATATTTTCAGGATTGCCGTTTCTAAAACGAATACGATTACCATCATACCAGCCACCCTCGGCTTCGTATTGTGTATCATCACGAAGAATGGTAGGGGCAAATTTAAAACGAGTTGTAATTGTATCTGTTGACATTTTATGTTATCTCATCGTGGAAAATAAAAAAAGACTTGAGAAATAAAGCCACCAAGAGTTGCTGAAAAGCCGGATATCATCATTAATGTTTTCCATCCTCCCTGCGCCTCTGAAAGAGTATTTAAAATTTTACGAGTATCCTTACGCACCTCACTTAGTTCTTTTTCAAGTAAAGCAATCCTAGCTTCCATGTTACCAAGTTCCCTATCTGTAAAATTAACCATTGATTGTTAACCATGATGCAAGAGTATAGCGAGTTCCAGAAATAATCTTCTCAACACTGTGCATAATAGATTCTCCTCTAAATACAATTAATTCCCCGGCATGTCCTCTTATTCCCATATTAATCTCTGGAAACATTAATTCGCCGCCTTTATAATCATCATTAAGGTATACTATAGCAGCAAAGTGTCTATTAGGAAATTCCTTGTATTTCCCCAAATCATCATGGACTAACATCTCATCCCCCTCATTCCATTTTACAATATTTGTATCCATAATTGAGAGATTTAATCCAGTCTCCTGTCGGGCAAATTGAACTATCCTTTCTTCTATAACCCCTTTATTTGAATCGAGGGCTGACCAGCAAACCCTGTTCTGCCACTGAGAAGTATCATCGGGATTCTCGGCTACCCAATTTCTAATTAAAAAATCACATTCATCTTTATCTAAGAAAGATTCTTTAGAGTAGATGCCATTACTTTCAAGTATTTTGAAACTATCTGAATAGTCTATAACAGGGGAAGACCGAACAAATCTTCGTGCTTTCTTAAAGTAGTCTTTGGTCCAGTCATCAGTTTTACCCCGTTTATCAGAAATAACTTCTCTTTCATCCTTAACACTTTCTGGTTCAGGCATTTTATAAATCTTAGTATTCTCTATAGCCCCCGTATTAATGGGAATGATTCGGGCAAGCTGGGTTCCCTTGGGAATAGTGGTCTTCCCTTTGTTAACAACACGGATTGTCAGAAACCATGGATAGGATAACCAATCAGTCTCGATGATTGCGGACATTGTTTGAATATCGGTATTATCGGAGTTAGGTACTGGCATAACCATGAGGTTAATATTCTTATCAGTACGCCAAATATATCCGGGGTCTAGTGTAAAAGTACCCATACCAAAATGGCTTTTAGCACCAGCGCCTTCAATGACTGTTAGATTATCTTGATAGACACCACCGTCCCATTCCACGACAACTGTCTCATTTAGAACAAGATCCCAGCCGACAGTATTAGCACATGTTAGTGGGGTACACTTATACGCATGTGGAATAAACCAATCTCTTGTTTTAGTTGCGGGTATTATATCTACTGATTTAACTGAATCAGAAACTACCGGATAAACTTGTATCATATTAATTTTACGACGTACCTATTTCCATAGTCTGGGGGATCAGAACGAATTGGGATATCTAAAATCATCTCATAATCTGATGATGGCAGTGTTGCAAAACTGTTTGTTTCTTCAACAAGACTTTTTGAAGCTATGATAACTTCTTTTCCAGACTCTTTCAAAAACTTCCCCAAATTCACATTGCCATCGGCAAAGTCATCATAGAAAACACGGGACATAATATAGGTATCATAGGACATATCAATAGATTCTTCTGTGGCCATCTCTTGATAAAATAAGACATCATAATCAAATAATATAAAGTTACAGGCAGATATCATGGCTGATTCTTCCATGGGTTCATACACACAATTCACGCTTCCCAGAAGATGGGTAATAATTGTGGATGTTCCAGATCCACATCCTATATCACACACCCTCTTGTCTTTCCAGAAATCTGTTTGATCACCCTTGAGCCATGCATACTTAATGATTTCCTCATTTGTCCATTCTGAATTGGGATCGGTGAAGGGAGGAGTAGGTTCCATATCTTTGTCCCAACCAAGATATGATAAACCTTGGATAATACTGGGAAGGAGAGGTCGTCCCTGAACACATCGGATTCTTTCAAGGTCGTTATACAGGACATTAAGAACAGATTCTCGATTAACAGTTTCAGTTTCAAAGTAATCAGAGACCAGAGTTTTCCAATCAGGTAGAATAGTATTCTCTAAGACTGCTTCTAGTTTTTCAGCATATGTGGGCATTACTTAAACACTCCTGTATAGTTTAGAGATTTTAGTATACTCTTATCTAGCTTGTCTTCTATAATACGGGACATAGCGGGTGTCATATTATACGACATATAGGGGCTCAGAGCCATTTCTTTTCTTTCGGGCGTAAATTCAAAAGAGCCATAAACTTTAGATGGGATGTTATAAGATTCTAAAAACATAATATTATTTAATGTCTCTTCTGGGTTACTGATAAGGTCGGTATACTTTACATATTTGATTGATGAATTAAAAGGGTTAGATAACCAAAAAGTAAAGAACCTGTTATAAAGATCGCAGATATTTTCTAAACTATATGCTTTATATTCTTCGATAATATCAGGAGTATCATGTAATGTTTTAGATGTGGCGCACCTTAGTTTTGTGTGCCCCTTCTCATAACCAACCTTGTAGTAGACACCAAGTTCCCATGATTGAGAGATAATACTATCAATCCACTTATAAGGTGATTTATGGATAATAACTCTGTCTATACCCCTGATATGTTTTGGAATATCATGGGGGACAAACTCATGTTTATATCTTGTGTACTTATTATTCTTATCAAGTATAGTCTGTAGATAATTAGTCCCAGATCTATAGAGACCGCATACTAAAACGGAAGTTTTATTCCCTGCCATTTAACATCTCGAATATCATCTGTCCTGCACCATTGAGAAATACCAACAAAACCATCAACTATGTATCCCCCACCAGACTGTATTAAGAGGCCGTAAATAATTTCTTCAGGATCTTGTTCAGAGTCCCACATTGCTTGGGTAGTCTCCCAACCATCTATCGTGGCAAAATCATATTGTTCCCCATAAAGAAGGGGCATTGTGGCTTTACCAATATGCTCGTAATCATAAGGGCTCTCCCCCGGAAAGTTCTCCTCAGAAGATTCATCATAACCCCTATCTTCCAGCAACCACCAGTTATAATTATAAACACCCCATCGTTCAACACCATTATTATCTCTGATCCATAAGTCATGATCATCGCTAAAACGAAGTGGTTTATAGGCTCCTTGTCTGTAGATACTCATCATACGCCTGCCCTTGGAAACTGGGACAGGTTTATTTTCTACAACATCCGCAATTTTTCCAGACAGAGTATAGACAGGATCACCTACCTGTATATCCTTAATCTCCTTCCACTTATAATCAGCCATCAATACACAAGTGTCCCCCGCAAAACAAGTCATGGGTGGAGGCGGAGGTGGCGGGGGTGGAGGCGGAGGGGGCGGAGGAGGTGGCGGTGGTGGGGGTGGTGGTGTAAGAAGCCCTCCTACTAGGATAATGTCAGGCATATCCTTTAATCATCTCTACCACGTCGATCAATCCAGCCAAATGTAGATACATTGAGGGTATTGGGATATGATCCCGAGAAGCTTCGTGCCCTTACCTGACTAGATGTGTTAGTCCTCACTGGGGGAATAGCCCCTGCGATAACACCACGAGCGCCTGTGCCAGATGGGGCTGGATTATCGAAAGCAAGAGAATAAGTACCTGATCCTAAGTTTGGTTCAGTGACCGTGACATCCGCAGTATCCAGAGGGCTGATATATACACCAACACGATCATTGAAGCCGGTCCCGGAAACAATCGCATTAATACCCAGAAGGGCCTCTGTCTTGATACCGGAAGGTGTGGAAAGACTAAGGGTCTTGGCGGATGCAGTAACAGTTGCCGCCGATACATCTACAACAGGGGTAAACCAATTAAAGTTATCACCTGTCTGAACAAAGTTCTTGACGGAGACATCCGCATCTGAATAGATGGAACCAATCCGTCTCTTCAAGGTATAGCCTGATGGCATTGTCGGCGAACTAAGATTGGTTGATGCCAATGTTGCAGCAGAAACACCTTCAGCCTTTGAGATTGCAAATACATGATACCATGTTGCAGATGTCACTGTTCCGGTATCAAGAGCGTTCGCACCGGTTGATGCTAGGCTTAGAGCGGTGGCGGATGCAAGAGTAATATCGTAAGTGTTGGTGTCAGATCGTGCCTGACCCACAGCGATTGAAATTCCTGTGGAAGATACAGGGGTCATCCCATAACCGCTGAGATATGATCTGGGTGAGCCAAACGATGTAAAACTCAGGGTTCCAGATCCGTCTGTCTTAAGAACCTGTCCTGCAATGCCGTCATTACGTGGTAGGGTATAAGTCACATTAGCAGTGACTGTGGCGGGGGCTTGGAGAGCGATGTAATGGGAAGAGTCTGCGTCTGCAAACCTTACTTCACTCTCAGCATTCATGGTGATGTTACTGGAGAAAGTAGCTGCGGCCATAGAGGCTGAACCGGAGACAACAAGGCCACCTGTGATTGACACAGTACCGGAAACTGCCATAGGTACCTTAACATCAATAAGAGAAGTTCCCACAGATACATTAATCTCAGATGAGGTTGATTTAATACCAGCCGTCTCTACATCTCGTACTGATACACCGTCACACACAACGCCGATAACCTGACCCTGTGGAACCACCCGGCCAGAACCTGTGGCTGTCTTCATGTTAACAGTAAAAGAACCAGAGGTAGAATTACGGATATCATAACCTTTGGAAAGGGCTGGAATTAGAACATTAACATTTCCAGTCAGAGTACCGGAAATATCAAGGAACGCACTACGAGACTGATCTGAAGATCCATCGGCTTGCGTCAGAGTAACATCAACGGATGAAACCGTGATCGTGGTATAGGCGGCGATAGAATCATCAACAAGATCAATGACATTATCATTAAGCACCGTACCCCATGTGTTTTCGTTTTCACCGGGGGTCTGCTTTTCAAGACGAATTCTGGTTGTATAAGTAGCCATTTCTAATTACTTCCTGTCAATGTGTTAGGACCGCCTGCTGGGCTTGCGGGCATAGCCATGCTATCTCTACGGGATCTACGTGCTTCATTATTCAGAGCCGCCATCTCTCTACCATAGAAAGATTCCCACAAATTAGCAGCCGTGGGATTTTTCATAAAGAGACTGGCTTCAACCATAGACCCATAAAAAAGAGCATTGGAGCAAAACTGTGTAAAGTAGTTCTGTTCCTGTGATGAGGAGGCCAGAGCAGTCGGCTCGACTACATAAGAAATTTCAGCCGGGTAAGCTGATGCAGGTGCCGGAGCCACTAAGATTTCTGTGCCATAGTTAGCATAGTATCGTGGCTCGCCTACAGAGGTTCTGTCTGGCCAATAATCATTTAGATATTCTTTTGTCTTCATCACAAGGTTAATACGAGAACCACTGCTTGTGATAGTAAGATTTTTAATAATAAGCGCATTATCAGGTTTCTGATAAATAGGGGTTGCCGTCACAAAATCTGTTGTGGCAAATGAAGTTAAACCCTGAAGGTCAATATCTCTTGTCAGTCTTCTTTCTGTACGAGAAATAAAATCAGGGATTGCATCAATAAACTCAGAACCTGTATTCTCAGCAGTTTCTTGAATAGATGATACAAGGGTTGTATAGGTTACAGTAGCCATACGATGATCCTATCATATCTTAAATTAAAGGCCAATTAAGCGGCTGATTTCCACACTGTAGAAATTTGAGGGACAGTTGTCCATGTAGTAGATACAGAGGAAACCCCATTCCATGTTGTAGATACATCAGGAACAGGGAACCAGAAGAAAATACGACCTACTTCAAATCTACCTTCTACACCTGTAACATCAACAACCACGTCTCGACTAGTACTAATATCTCCAAGTTCAAATGTAGCCGATACACCGGTTACATCTATACTACGCCCAATTTGTGCAACTACAGTACCTAGTTCAAATGTGGCTGACACCCCTGTAACAGAAATATTTGATCCTGCGGTAATTCCGATATTACCAAGTTCAAAAGTAGCGGATACCCCTGTTACATTAATTGCAGTCGCCTGCTGGGCAATGATCGTCCCTAATTGAAAAGTTGCAGATACACCTGTGACAGTAACAGCCGCATTAATCGCTGTAATCGACGATGAAAAAGGTATCTGGGAAAAAGGAGCCGTGGAGAATGTCATGGCTTATGCGCCACTAAAATTACTACGAGTACATTTAAAGGTGAATGAAAAGTTCCTGTCTGTTTCAGCAACTCCAGTTAATTTGAATAGAAGAGCATTACCAACGGCAACTGTGTTGCCTCCTGTGGCAGTGGCTATAGCTTTTGTAGTATTTACTGTAAGACCGTTCATCCCCGTCACCGTAGTTTCAGTTCCGGCAGCACTAGTTGCAATAATAACAGAAGCAGTAATCTCACCGGCTGAGAGTTTACTTGATAAGGTATTGACTGTGAAAGCGAATGGGGAGTCAACCAGAAGGAAGACTGGAGTAAAGCCAGAGTCAAGCTCATCTCCATACTGACCAGAGATTCCAAAAACTACATCAGTATCAACCGAGGTGGCAACAATGTTTGTCGCTGAGAGTGCAGGTGTGTGAACCTTTGTGGTTGCATGGATATTTGTAGCTGAGATAGTTGTGGCAGAGAGAGCCACAGTATGAATCTTTGTAGTTGCCGTAATGGTTGCAGCAATAATGTTCGTGGCCGATAGCGCCGGTGTATGTATATTTGATGTGGCTGTAACTGTGGCCGCTGTGAAGTTCGTAACAGAAAGCGTGGGTGTATGGATTGACGTGGCCGTCACAGTACCCGCTGTAATGTTCGTAGCTGACAAAGTTGGCGTATGGATGTTTGACGTTGCCGTTATTGTAGCAGCGATGAAGTTCGTCACGGAGAGTGACGGAGTATGGATTGAGGTCGCTGTCACAGTTCCTGCGGTAATGTTGGTCGCAGATAGAGCAGCCGTATGAATCTTTGTCGTGGCAGTGATTGTGGCTGCGGTGATATTTGTAGCGGACAACGCAGGTGTATGGATGTTCGAGGTGGCAGTCACAGTCGCTGCTGTAAAGTTCGTCACAGACAAGGACGGGGTATGAATCGAAGTGGCCGTCACAGACCCTGCTGCGATATTTGTTGCGGATAGTGTGGTAACAGAAAGAGCCGGGGTGTGTATCTTAGATGTTGCAGTAATTGTAGCTGCAATAAAGTCTGTCACGGACAGAGAAGGGGTATGAATTGACGTAGCCGTTACAGAACCTGCTGTAATATTTGTAGCTGATAAAGCTGCGGTATGAATCTTGGTAGTCGCTGTGATCGTTGCCGCAGTAATATTTGTCGCTGAAAGAGACGGCGTATGGATATTTGATGTAGCCGTCACCGTAGCTGCTGTGAAGTTTGTCACAGATAGGGACGGGGTATGAATTGAGGTAGCAGTTACAGTACCGGCTGTGATGTTTGTAGCCGACAGCGCCGGGGTATGGATGTTTGATGTTGCGGTAACCGTGGCACCAGTGATGTTGGTGGCTGATACAGTCCCGGCAACTCCGATGTTGCCTGATGCATCAAGATAGACAGATTTACCGGCAGGATACCCGCAGAAGACAACCTTGGTCCCTGCGCCCAGATTTACCGCAGATCCACTATTAGATGATGCTAGGATTGTGTCACGGGATAGCGTGGTTCCTGATGAAGTATAAGTACCAAGACCTACTTCCCAGTCACCTGTTCCATCATCCGTAATCACATAATAAGTTGTATTGGTATTGCCAATCTGGGCAAACGTATCAAAACCATCATAGGAACCACTCAGCGTAATCGTGCCAGTGCCCGTTGTTGTTGTCTGTTGTTTTACTCTGTCTTTGACAACGAGAGCCATGCTCGGACTCCCTTTTTATACAAGACGAATGATGGCTGTACTGGCCGCCGCAACTGGGAATTGAATCGTAAATGTACCATTTTCCACTTGCTTATTACCACCAAAATCTAAAACAGCAACGGCTGAATCAGATTTAGATGAGTTATAAATTAGCCCACCTCTTGTAGTAAAAGAGGCTGATGTCCACTGAGTGTTACTAACATCAACAATTGCAACAGAACCATCTGTGGCTACTGTTACAATACTAAGAGTATTACCCCCTGCTGTGTATCCCGTACCACTAACTTCTGCTGAAGTGCTGTAAGCTGTGGTACCGCTGCTGAGTGAAGCAGCACTTGTAAAAAGAGCAAGTTTGAATGTGTTAGCATCAAAGTCCTGATCACCAAGAAGAACTTGTTTCTTAAATGAGATGCACATTCCTTGTGAGATAGCCATTGTTATTTTAACTCCTAATAGTTACAGTACCACATTGAACTGTACCAGTGACATTACTTAAATATACCACTTGGTTAAGATTTGAAACAAATGTGGTCATTGAAGGATTCCATGTTCTTGAATTAGGCGCAACCGAAACTTCAGGTCTGGCATCCCTCAAAATTCTACGTGGTCCAATTCTGGGTGCTTTATTCTGGGGATGGTCTTTTAAATTAAAAGCACCATCAGATTCAGAAATATGAACAACAGCGCCTGTGCTTTCCTTTACCCTTTGATCATAGGGCCACCTAAAGCCTGACTGATCACTAATAAACCATGGAGATTTTTTCCAACCCATCTATACAACTCTCAAACGAGGCACTGCACGGAAAGAAGCTCTCTCCCTATCTTCTTCCATTGCGTTTTGCAATGCTTCTTCATAGACACCTTTTAGAAATGAGATACGATCTCCGGGGACACCGGGTCTTTTTATACCCATATGATAGGCCAAGCCATAAATTAAACAGGGGAGAAAACGAAAGGGAACATCCGCATCATCCACAGACTTGGTAAAGTCTTCGTATCTACTCACATTCCAAAATCGGAAAACATCCGTGGAATTTTCTGGGGTAGGCCAGAGATAAACTGTAATGTCGTCTCTTTGTCTATGAACAGCATATTCAATAGGGCGTCCTGAAGCATCCTTGTTAGGAAGCTCTTCATATTCTTCCATGGAGATACGAGTAAGTTCAATATCATTACCATCACGCCGGACAGTCGCCTCCGTGATATCTATGATTGACTGATCAAGAGTATAGGTAGCCGTGCCTTCTGTGACAGTCTGTGTGCCCAACCCTGTCTTCCATAGAAGGATTCCTCTATTCTGCCAGTCCGCAAGAATTAAATTTAAACTACGGCGAGCAGACTTTGGTTCTTTACCTAGATCAGCCTCGCCCCCAATCATATCTAGGGCCTCATCAATAATCTGATCAATATCCATATTAAATGTAGTAGTGCCTGATGTTCCCATGATTATGCCTTTCTAAACCTAGCTGTTTTTGCTGCAATACGCTTTGGTTGTTTTACCACTTGTTTCCCTGCTTTTGTTCCTTTCCTCTTTGCCCGAGTAGTTGCAGCATACTCAGATGGACTAAGAGACTTAATAGCTTTCTCAGGAAGGTATCTTTCCCCTGTTGCTTTCGGACCCTGTGTAGAAGGCTTACCAGATTTTGTACGCCAGTTCTGATTAGTCCAGTTCTTTAAACTTCTTTGAGATTTTTTAAGGGGCATTACTTATAACCCCCACCTTGTTTTTTATATTCTCTGGCTAGCATTTGCGCTTTCCGTGCGGACCACTGACCTGAGCTACCGCCCTTGTTTCCAGCTTTAATTTTTTCAAAAAGTTTCTTTCGCATCCCCGGTTTCGTATAATTACCTGCTTCATTCACACGGGAAACAGACCCGCCTTTTTTATAAGACGGCTTTTTCTTTTTCCCAGAAACTAATTGTTTTTTAATCATCCCTCTGGAGATAGCCATTAGATAAATCTCCGGCCAATATATTCTTCCTCATCATCTTCTTCTACCATGTTAACAATAGGTCCGCCCTTCATCCACGAACTACAAACATTTTTGGAAGAACAAATAAAATGAAATAGCTGGCAATAACCCAATTCAGGATTTTTAGTTTTATCTAAAATCTCGTTAACTTCCATACCCTCTTCAATACAATCAAGCATGTTAAGAGTCTGATTAAAGTAACCACAGTTACCACATTTTTTATCAGGATCTGTTGAAGGACCATAATCATGTTCATGAATAGCTACCTGTTTATTTGTATTATTCATGACACCATCATGTGTTGCTACCGGACAGGTAACTGCAATCTCTTGTTCACCATACTCTTCAGGCGCACACTCTTCACAAGAACAATCAGAATCATGCCCATTTTCGATAACAACTGTAACCTTCATTTACATCTCCATCTTCTTCTTGCTGCACAAATTCTTTTCTTAGGTGTCTTAGAGCAGTTTATATTGTGCATCTTCATCTGACCTTTTGATCTTGCACAATAACTCTTACGTCTTTTTGCTCTCGATGCGCTAGGTTTCTTTTCTGTAACAGCAGTTTGTAACTTCGATCCCGGATTAGCTCTCCGATATTTCTGAACACCCTTCTTTGTAAGACCTGCTCCCTTTGATGTTGAAAGCTTTTCTCCACGTTTTACTGATAGACTGGGCATCTTAGCCATCAGATTTAACCGACTAAAACTGTGGCATGAACAGATGTTGGAACACTGATATAGAGACCATCGTTAAAACGAATACCGCTTTCTGGAACAAAAATATCATTGCTTCCGTTAGTCATTGTAGGAGCTTCCATAACAATATTTCCATCTGTCTGGCCTCCTTCTCTAAGAGTTACTTTTCCTAAAGCTGCTGTCCCATTCCCAACAATATTTAAACCACGCAGTCTTCCTCCTGCATCAGTCAAGGTTGTTGAGGCGGTAACATAATACGCTTTTACATTAGTTGGCATAATCACTGTCCTTCTTGATATGGGGAATACCCCGTAAAGTACCTAATTATAGAATAAGAAAGGGGGGAACTCCAACTGAATTCCCCCCGATCTCAAACTACAAGGTATTATCTAATAGAATATTAGACGCCCTTGTTACCTCTCCACTGACGCCAGTCACTCCAGCCGAAGCTATAACGCTCACGGGCCTTGAAGCGAAGGTTGCCGGTGTCAAAGTCTGGTTCCATCTTCGTGGCCAGAGGCGCTCTCATGAACATCTTTGTACCATTTGGACAGTCGTTCCGCAGGAACCATGCGTCTGCGTCGGTGAAACGACGGTTGACAAAGTAACCATTTGGAACAAGGCCCAGATTACGAACGGCGTTGATGTCGTTCAAATCTGTGTTGGACCTACCGGGAGATGCCAGAATACGATCAGCATCAAACTGACCATCTGGGGCAACATGAAGTGAGACTGGTGAAGCACCGATGAAGATACCACGATCATCCTTAATCTTATGAGTATTGATGATAGCAGTTTCGAGAGTGCCTTCTGCTAGATCAGCAGCAGTCTCTAGGTTTGACTGATTGCCATCGCCGACAGTTGGATGGGCGGCTGAGAACAGCACGACACCATCGCCACCGACATAGCCAGCAGTGAAACCATTGTTGTACACGTTAGCTGCCTTGACCTGCTTGGTCTGAGCCATTGCACGAGCAAGGGCACGGGCACGTACTTTAGAGAACGTGTCATAGAGATTGTCTTCCATCGCTTCTTCCGTAACGGCAAAAGCAAGAGCAACAGTCTCAGCGGTATAGCGAGCAGTCCATGATTCCTGAGCGGTATCATAAACAACTGCTGCACCTTCAGCTTTAGTTGGGGCTGCGCCAAAGCCAGTCATAAGCACTTCTTCCTCAAACGCTCGATCAGAATTTTCCATATCAAAAAGAGGACGATCCTCTTCATCAACGGCTGCATACTCCAGACCGAAAATTGCATTTAGACCGGGAAGAAGTTGCTTGGCAATATCTGCACGATTAATAGCCATGTCTCAACCTCCCTTAGCTCTGTGCGGCTGAAGTGTACGAATCGACATGCTGTACGAGACGGACTTCAACTTTTGGGTTTGCATCGCCAAAGGCATTGTCAGGAACATTGCTGATCCCAATAACCTGTAGCATTGCAGATGTGGAAGCACGGCCAGCAACCTTTAGACCAAAGCCAGAACGGCCAGTCAGGGTTGAGCCCGCACCGAGTGTAACAGTGTAGTTAATACCTACATCACCGAGGGTGACAGTGGCGTCAGCCTGAACGATGTAAGTGGATGCTGGGTCGTCATTGACGATAGCATATGGGGTTCCGTCAACAGAAGACGTGCTGGCTGGCCAGTACTTGCCAAAAATTGGCTGCTTGCTAACGGGATCAACATATTCGCAACCTTGGAAGGTTCCGAGAACATGATCAGTAGTAGTAGTGATGACCGCAATAGTCCCAGTTGAACCAAGCTTTACAACGTCACCAGAAAAGATGTTGCTTGCAAAAGCATTGGCAATGCGATAGCGGGTGGTGCCACCTGAGTTAGCACCGGAGCCTCGCATTCTAGCAGGGACTAGGCCATTTAGACCTTTATTCAAAGCCATTTGATTTCCTCCAATATAGCCTCGATGGGTTTATCTTACCCACTTATGAATCAAAGTGAGCGGACTTACCCGTCCTTGCCCTTGATTTACTGGCATTAGTAATAGGAGCCCGTGAATCATTATCCCTCATGAGACTGTTATTTACAGCTTCATTAAGAATTCTTGTACGTTCAGCGGTCCTATGTATCCGTTCTTCTCTCAGTTCGTGTGGCATCTTTGCAAGGGCTACATCCCCACGAATAATACAACCAGAGAGACGACCGGCGTCAAGACCTTTGAAATTTCGAGCCATATCTGGGCATTCTTCTTCCGTCACAAATTCCCAACCTTCGTTAAGGCGGACACCGATATTCTTGGTATCCTCTTCGCCTCTGACTGAAATCCTTACCCATTTAAGGGCAAATCCCATATCATCAAATGTTTCAATAACATCATCTGGGATATCCAACCAATTGGGACGCTCATATGTATTCTGACGGGAATCCTTATCTCGCTCTTCATCAGATCTCGACTGTCTTTCAACTACTCGTGCCATGTCTTATGTTTCTCCCACGCTATCTAATAGTGGTATAGTCGCCAGCAGATCGCTCTGCTTTTTTCTTTTCGGCGGCATACCGTTCAAGAGGAATTCCCCACTTCTTTGCAAGGCTGACATCATCTTGAGTCAGTCTAACTTTGTTGGAGGGTGCCTGTCTGCGTGATTGACCGGCGACCACTTGAGTAGGTTTTTCGTCACTACTAGGACGAAGTCTTGATGGGAGTTCCTTTGACAATCTCTTGTCTAACTCCTCATAAAAATCATCATCTCTTGGATCAAAGCCCTCTTCCTTGAGAGACTGATCCACTGCAAGGGCAATTGATGTACCAATTTTATCCTTGCCAAACCATTCATTTTTCTTCGCCCAATCAACAGCGCCTTCATCAAATTGATTTGTTTGAGGCCTCTGGCTGACCGGAGCAGCTACTTCCCTTTCTACAGGAGAAGGTACTTCTCGGGTATTCATATTATCTGTTAATTCAATAATCTTCAACTCAGCTTGTGCCTCAGCAAGATCACTTTGCGCTTTTACAAGACTTTCTTTATCACCCTCATCAAAAGCATGGGCAAAAGATGCCTGTGCAGCTTCTACTCTACGCTTTGTTTCTTCTTTCTTTGAATCAATAGATTGTCTCCGATAATCGGAAATATTCCTATCTTTATCAGAGAGAGTAGACTCAAGGTATTTAATCTTTTCAAGGGCTAAAGCAAGCTGTTCATCCCGCTCTTTACGTTGGGCTACAAGCTTACGAATTCGTTTCTCGGCCCCCTTTGTCTTAATACCATCAAGCTCTTTAATCTCTTCTTCTGGCTGAACTTCATTATCATCTTCAATAATGACTTCAGGTTCTGTAGAAACAACAGGAGTCTCTTCGGGCGCAGCCTCTGGCTGACCCTCAATTTCAATCTCAGGCGCTTCAGTTTTTGGGGTGGGATTGGGATTTGATGTGTCGATGGTTTCCCAGCCATCATTATCATTATCAATCATAATATATTTTTCTCCGTTGGTGGCGAATCAATCGAATTACGCCTAGTTAGAAAGATTAAACATAGGGTCCAGATTTGAAGGATCGTCTACGACCATGGTGATTTCATCATCATAGCACATAATCAACCTTACACCCTTATATAAAAACTTAGCACCAGTGTGCTTACCGTAACAAACATAATCTCCCGGTTTACACCATGGTCCCTTTGGAAACTTGTTTTCGTCTTCATATGCAAGATCACCAACAGCAAGTACTCGACCTACTGTTGTTAGATACTTCATATCATCTTTAGCCTTATCAGGCAAAATAATACCGCCCTTGGTCTTGGACCGAATAGGTACAGGACGAATTAAAAGTCTATATCCGGGGATTTTGGGGAGGGGATCTGGATCGGGGACTTCAACATCAGAGATCCACTCGTCATTTAACTTGGCCCCACTCATTTCTGGCTCAAACATTTATTTAAAAATCTTCCTCATCAACTAGGGTGAGTCTTCTCTCAATATCAGCGCACTTAGAAATTGTAAGTTCATAAGCATGAATCATTCCGACCATGCGCTGATACTCTGCATAAGTTTCGCACACACCTTGCGAAAGGCTCGACTTGATACCATCAATCTCTTGCCGAACCTCTATAATGAGGTCTTCAAACATAATAGATAAAAAGTATTATCTTCGTGTCTTCTTAGCCGTATATGAAGACAGATTTGTCATGGTTGGCTTTACATTTGTGTCATAGTCACTTTTAGGGTCTCCCCGTAAAACAGCAACATGAGCCCGCTCTGTCCACTGTGAAGAGGGAAGAGTTGACCAGTCTTCCTTTTTTGGAATAGCTCCCGGTCCGTTGGGAATATTACCTTTCATTGCCATCTTCTTACTTCCTTTTTATCTTTCGTGGTTTCTCGACTTGATAAAGTCGTCTCACCATTTTCTTAGCATTATCAATGGATGACGCCTGAGCGTGTTTCTTCCATCTTCCGCCTACCTTCTTTTGTACCACACTTCCAACATTACGCCAAGGCATTAGTCGATTCCATCAAGATCAACTAGAGAAAGACCCATTTCTTGCCTTAGTAAATTTGAATCGTTTTCACGACGGGATAGGTATTGTTCCTTTCCAGACTCTGGGTTTACAAAATTTTCTAATTCGTCAATTACATTTTCCCAGTCAGATCTGGATGCATGTTCTATAAAAGTAGGAGCGCCGGATGTTCCATATTGTCGTAAGACTGATTGAATCACGGTTCGTTGGTTAGGAGTTAAATCAATCCAACGTGTCGTCCCTTCGGGGTCCATTCCTTTGATCAATTTCGAATCCCAGAGGTCTTGTAAATTATCGAATTCAAAAACAAAAAGTTTTCTGTCAATTTCATCGAACTCGTCCTGAGTAATTTCTATATTATTATCCTTTAAGAAATCTTTAGCCTCTTGTCCCGTTTTCCCTAAAAACGGTTCCAGTTTCTTAATTAAATTTTCATTTAAGTTCAAGTTTCTGAGGCTTCCAACAGTTTGTTTTCCGAGGTCAAGACCTGTGGAAAACGTAATACCAGAATCTCCCATGATAGAACCGTCTGCATTCTGAGGAATGTGACCTACAAGAATACGAGGAGCGTTTTCTGCTTCCCCTATATAGGCTCGTGAAAACTCTATCTCATCTTGTGATATAATGTCTGAGAACAGAGGTTTTTCTTCAGGGAGTGGTGGAACTTCTGGCTCACTCTGGGGTGTGGGTAATAGAACTTTTACCGTAGATTCTACTTCTGGTTCCTGCATTGATGCTTTCAGACTCTCTACAAAATCAATACCCATTCCTGCTTCTGCTGCCTTTGCATCAATATCTTCCTGTGACGGAGTGTACCGAGTCATCTGGTATGGGTTGTCCTCATAGCTTTTTTTGACCAAGTCAATAACATCATCAAAGTTTACTGCGCCGCCTTCTTTAAAGCCCTCCGCTGCACGCTTTTCTGAGATATCACGCATCTTGCTCAGACCATCAAGGATAAATCTCTGAATCTGGATGTCTTTCTTATTGGTGGCTTCCTGTGAACGAATGGTATTCTCACCAATATCCTTGGCCGCTTCAATGTCCTGACCACGTTTCCGAAGATCAAGTTCCTGTTGTTTGAGGGCAAGATCGGCCAACTCTTTTGCGTTGTCCTGATTCATCCCCTTCTCTTTCAATTCAAGACTGCGGCTTTCAAGTGCAAGCTGCTGCTGTTCGAGAGTCTGGTACTGACCAAGCTGCTGGTTCGCATTCAGGATCTGCTGGGATGCTTCAGCCATAACCTCTGGCATGACATCCGGGCTGGAGCCCTGTAGGAAGCCGCCCATGGTCTCCTGATACTGCATCATCATGTGTTCCCGGATAGCTGCCTGTAGGAGCGGAACCATGCTCTGTAGTTGCTGGTTCTGTCCAAGGGAGGGGTCTTCGATGAATGAGGTGAAGACCGTGATATATGCAGCATGGTCCTGACCGGGGAATGCCGCAATGGGGAGACCCTTTGATACAGAGATAATGTCAGAGACAGGATCCTGTGGTACGGGTTCTTGAGATGGGGCAAGGAACCGATTGGGATCAGCAATACCGGCAGCACTCAGGAGTGACCGGTGGACTTCAGTCATATTATATGTACCCGGTGGGGTCTGTGCTGAAATCTGTAGGAGCATCTGGGCCTGTGCCAGACGATGTGCCTGTGATGGGATATTGGGGTCAGAGACCGGGATAATATCAATTCTGCCATCAAAGTCAGTCCGCTTCACCGGGAGATCTTGGCCGGGGATTGGGATGATCAGGCGTTCTTCCGGGAGAATCTCATAATTCAACCGGGCAAGAATTCGTAGCTCATCCCGCTGGCTCTTATGAAGTCTCTTGTGGATGGCTGAGAAAAGCTTGGCTGATGCTTCGATCAGGGCCAAGGTGGTGCCGACTGGACCATAGTTTGTGGAATCAGCCACGACAGCATCAGTGGAATCGGCAAACTTCTGACCAGCACTGGTGACAACACCGAGTAGCTGTAAGAGGGTCTGTGATGGCTCTTTGTATGGTAGTGGGACGATGGCCTTCTGGAGATCCATCCCTGTTGCTTCGACTTCCTTGAATTCACCGGGGGAGATTGGATCATCACCGCCGACAATCCTGATACCACGGGCCTTGAAACCACCGGGCAGATTGGAGAACTGTCCGGCGTCAAGGAGGGACCGCATGGCCAACGTGGCACTCATGGTGAGGTTCCCGAGGAAATGGATCAGGCCGAGACCGTAGAAACCAAAACCGGGGACGTACTTGTAGTGGGTGAAGAACATCTTCTTCTCACGGGTGAAGTCTCCTTCATTCCAGTTACGCCTGATGCTCAGGACTTTCCCGCTGTCCTTCTCAATGGTGACAATGTATGGCGATGGGATTTCATCCCCGTCAAGCTCAAGATACAGGTGCTGCTCAAGGAGCGTGTACTGTTTATCATATTCAGCGTTAAACTCAATACCCATGATTGAGTTAATCGTCTGGCTCATTGATGATGGTTCAAACTCTGATGGCTCAGACAGATCAATATCACGGTACATCCCGGACATGATCTGCTTCTGAAGCTCATGTGGGGTCATATAGATGACGTGGGTGTACCGGTCTGCCCGCCGTAGATCAGTGGCGTTATACGAGACGTAGAATTGATCAACCGGTACAAACTCGGAGACGGGGCGATCAGATGCAGGATCATAGTAGATCTTCTTGAACGCTGAGCCTACAAGTGGAAGGTGGAAGAGCATTCTCTCGAACTCGTCAAAGTACTCCGGCATGACCTCAGTCAATTGGTAGTTCATAAATGTTTGGACTCGGTATGACTGCTCTTCACTCTCTTGAGAGGGAATACCCACAATCTGGGCTTTTACTGGACCCTGTGGTGGGAACAATTCCTCTGAAGCTTTTGATTGAAACTTGACAGCACTCTCAATCAGGAGGGGATGAACTGCTGTACAGGCACCTTCGAATGGCTCAGAAGCCGTAGTCAATTTTAGACCAAGAAGCTCGAAGCCTTTTTCAAACATACTCTCCCATTCAGCCCGTGAATCTTTGTCGGCTTCATATGAATCAACGACCATAGATCCAATACGCTCAACCTCTTCTTCTGAGAGAAAATCTTCAGCCAGATTATCGTAGAATCCAATCTCAGGGATTGGCTCAAAAATCTGAGCTTCATCCGCTCCTTCAGGGAGGATAAAATCAAGAATGTTAAATTCTGTTTCCGGGAGTGCCATTGTTCATGTTTTCCAATATTGGGTTAAGCTGCTACTGAATTCCAGTAAGTCTTTTTACTTTTAGTATAAAACTTGTTATCAGTGTCTTGATTATAGGACGAATCATACGGATGTTCAAGTCTCCAAGATTCACGCATGTAGTGTATGGCCATAACCATGGCATCTACTTGGTCATCATGGGCTGCATTCGGGAATGATGTGGATTCTAAAATGAGACTCTCACTCCATGGTTTCTCTTTTGGTAACCAGATTCTCCCGCTTTCCACAAGGGGTGACACGGCATTCACCCGGCTCACCTTGTCCCTGTCCGGGGTGTATTCCCTGATTGGCAGACCTGCCCTCCTCATGTCTTGGATGAGGCTCTGTCCTGATGCTTTCTTTTCAATGATGACAACATCAGGTGAATGTTCTTCATACATTTCTTGGGCCATCATCCTGAGTTCTGGGTATTCAAATTTACCCACGATATTACTCAGGAGAATGAGGTTACCGACGATATGCTCCTCCCCTGCGGAATCAACCTCCATGGTGGCAAAGATTCCCCATGTCTGGATCACAGAATTATCTGCTGTACTCCGGGTGGAGAACGCAGTATCAAGGGTCTGTATGACAAAATCACAATCGGGTGGTTCATCATGATCCCATTCGATAAACCAGTCTTTCTTCAGGATGCCGCCCTCGGCAGGTACCGGGTTCTGCATATACAGGGATTCCCAATATCTGGCCCCGTTATACTTCTTGATTTCAATCTCGTCTTTCTTTAAGACTTCGGTAGGTTTCCACTCTGGGAAATAGGATGAACCGACAGGGAGATTCAAGATGGAGGAGGATTCCTCATCAATCCATGCGGGGATCTTGAGAACATTCCAGTCATCCTCCTCGGAATTTCTGAGGAGCCACCCGCAGATATCATCCTCGTGATACCGGGTGTTGATGATGATAATCCCCCCATTAGGCATAATTCTGGTCCTCAGACCAGCCGGATACCACTCCTTGATATACCTCCGGCCTGCCTCTGAGAAAGCATCTTCTTCAGACATGACATCATCAAGGATGGCCACATGGGCACCACGACCGGCAATCTGGGATCTCACACCGGCTGCTACATAGACACCGCCCTGCTTTGTCTCCCATTTACCCGCAGCCCGGACATCCTTTCTGAGGGAGACATTTGGGAAGACAACCGAGAATAATTCATTATTGACAATATCCCTGACTGACCGACCAAAGTCCGTGGCAAGCTGATCCGAGTGGGAGACACAAAGAATCTGGTTGGACGGGTGTAGACCCATGTGCCATGCCGGAAATATCTTGGAGCAGAGGAGTGACTTGGATGAACGAGGTGGGAGGAAGACCATCTGTCTCTTGATCTCCCCCTCTGATACTTTCTGGAGGGTGTCACAGATAACCTCGATATGCCTCCCGACTACAAAGTCAGGGACAAGGATTGGGGCTATAGCCTTGGTAAACGTATAGAAATCACTCCGTGATTGAGACACCATCTTCTCAAGGAGTGCCTCCCTTAGTTTTTCTTTTTCATTTGTGGACATCGTTAGGTTAAGACTATTTCGTTTCTTTTTCTACTTGGGCCATGATACAACCATTTCCTTCACAGACACATACATGTGACTTCATGTTATCCCTAGTCGTTTTAGGTTTTTCTTTGGGTTCTTTTCTATGAAGAAGACATTCCTCGAATTTAAACTCTGTTTCCATATTCGTTATCCCCCTACCCTGTATATGGTCCAAAGTTCCCCTAGTTTAACTTGGATCTGTCTGGAGAACTTTCATGGAATATTCTCATAAGTTCTGTATGTAATGTTAGTAATGTTAAAAACGTATCATAGATAAGACCTCGTGCTGTATCATATTCTGGAGATCTATTCTGTAAAACCTTGGATAATGCAAAGACTTCTTTCGTTGCATTGACAGAGAGAAAAACATTGCTCATCAAAAGCATTCCCTCATCTGATAGAATATTTATATCTTGTTCACTATTACATTGACTTATATCTCTGAAACCAAAAGCATCATTGAACTCTTCTACGGAAAGGCTGTCTGTGAAATCAAAAGGAGTATCTGAATCATCAGAGATTATCATAAATATTACACCCGGCTATGTTTTTCCACCATTGACAACTTTAAGCCCCACAACATTTGCAAGCTTATCAATGTCACCATCAATATCATCGGTCTTCATCCCGTCAAGACTTCCAATGCGTTGCTCTGTTCTTTCAACGTACATACCAAGATGCTTGGCAATATTCTCCATGCTCCGGGTTGCATTCGTGAAATCTTGTTCCGCAAGGGAATTCTTGTAGATCTCATCAAATCTGTCTAGTACTTTCTCAGCATCCCATGCCATTTTTTCTTTTGCCTCATCTATAAGTTCAAGGATTCGTCTACTTATATGCGGGCGATCCTTCCAGACTGCCGCATGGTTTTCCCACCTTGGATAACTAATATCATACCCTGCCCGTATCCAAGCTTCAAGAGGATCCGCCGTGGAGACAAACTCAATACAATACTTCTCCTCACGCATGGTGAGTCCGTTGGATAGCTTGGTCCTTACCGGGTCTGAGTAGGAACCATCCTTGTTAAGCTTCGGCTTCCGGGGTTCAGTAAGGATATTATTCTTATTGGGACCGCCAGTATAACCGGGTGATCTTGGATTGAACGTCTGATTCATGAGTTTATCATCATGTCGTTTGATATCCCGTTTAGTCTTTGGACCAAGTGGGGTAAAAGTTTGTGGGTATTTCTCTGAGACAGTTGTACCACCATGGCCCATCCGATAGTAGTATTCTTTCCTCAGTCTGCCAAGGAGACGGGGACAGTGACCCTTTGGATCACTCGGATGCCCATGCATGGTCTGGGAGATATACTTGATTAAATCCCGGATTTCTTGCGTGGTTAAAGACTTGAATTCAAGCTGGAGTGGCCTGCTGTCTGGATCAACGGCTACCTTGGCCCTACCCTTGGGGGTCTTACGCTTATTATTTATCGGACTTGTTGTTTCGGAGGTCATTGAATAAATCAAATAATGTCTTTACTTTTTCTTTCAAGATATCAATCTCGGAATGCATCTTTGCAAGAACAATCACAAGGGTTATGAAAGACAACCCTACAGGCCACAATGTTCCAATGTATTCCAAAAGCTCCATCTAGACCCCTCCCCTGCATATATTGATAATAACATCAGGGTCTGAACCTTGAAAATTTTATAGGGGGTATGGGTACCCTAAATAAAAAATAAGGGGGTATTTTCAGATATACCAAGTCTGTTTTCTGGTAATTTTCAAGGGGTGTTATATTTACTATGATAAGCGCCGCCCGGTTTTTCCCCTCCCCCTCCGGGAATTAGTAAAGCAATTGCTTTCCAAATGTTCCCAGAAGAACAAAAGGCAAACGATGAGAATCATTCTTATTATCAAGGTCACGACCGCTGGTGCCATGGCAGGATCACCGGACCATGCGTTTGACGCATACCTGCTATGCAAAAATAGCATGCAAATGTCTACCAGGTAGTCGATTTTCCTGTTGACCTCGGTCTTCCGCTGTGGTTCGCTGTGGACATCGGATCAATCAGGGTCCGACCAACGGAGTGAAAAACGATGCATTACTCAGAAGGCGATAAATTGGTTGACCTGCTGCACGCCATCATCGACGAGCGTGTCGAGAATATCACTGAGAAGCTCGAGCTGCGGGTCAGCTTGATGGTGCAAGAAGCCCTAGCTTCGTATGAGCATGGTTTTGATATAAGTGATTACGAAGGAGAGATCAAAGACATGATCGAGGAGACCGTAACCGACTTGACTTTCACAGTCACAGTCGAAAGCTGATAACCACGGGGCTCCGGAGAGATCTGGAGCCCCACCTATCACCGAGGAGAACCAGAATAATGAGTACAAAGAAATGGAAAATCATAGATAACCTTGTCCTTTGGGCAATGGTAGTCGGGTATGCCTTTATGTTTCTGTACATAGTGTGGTTCTTTATGGTCGAGATCTGCCTATAGTAGATAAACCACGGGGCTCCGGAGAGATCTGGAGCCCCACCCACCACCGAGGAGAACGAAGATGTACAAGGATAAGATATCGAATCACGTTGGCAGCATCTGCGTGATGCTGTGGGCAGCGGGACTACTGGTCTACATCGAAATGATTAGAGCATAAACAACGGGGCCTCGGAGAAATCCGGGGCTCCTCTCTTTTATATATTAGTCTTACAGACTAAATGAACATGCTAATGAACTTGCTAATGAGAATCATTCGCATTGAGAATGCAACTAAGAATCATTCGCA